AAGGGCACTTCTGTGACCACCAACTTGCCTGACGACGAAGATATGACTGTGTCAATTGCTCTCCAAAATGGTGAAGCCGTTGCAAAGACAATGACTGTGGATTACGTCTTTGTTGCGAAGGAGCGTTAATCATGGGTCAATTTAAACCAATGGTCAAAATGATGACCACTGAGCCTACAGTTGAGTTAAAGCTCAAAAAAGGCGGATCCGTGAAGAAGGCTATGGGCGGCTCAATGGGTGCGCCTATGGCTTCCCCCATGGCTTCTGCTATGCCTGCTCGCGGTGGCATGATGCCTGTCGCACGCCCTAAGCGTCCTACCATGGCGGCACGTCGTGCGGCTATGATGGGCATGAAGGAAGGTGGCGAGTCCAAGGGTATGCACAAAGCTGAGATGACGAAGATGAAGGGTCTTGAAAAAGAGCTGAAGTCTCACGAGTCTAAGCCTGCCAGCAAGGGCCATAAAGGCCTGAAGTCTGGTGGCATGGCTTGCGCTACTGGTGGCGTCTTGAAGTCAACCAAGCCCGGTAACTACGCCACAGGTGGTGTTGTGAACGGTCAAGGCGGCTTCAAAAAGGGTGGTGCTATCGCTAAGAGCGGCATCATCAACACCGAAGGTCAAGGCGGCGAATACCGCAATACCAAGATGGACACAGCTAAACCTGACAACAACAGCGCCCCCACAGGTGATGTCAAGTTAGGTAATGGCGGTGGTTACAAAAAAGGCGGTGCAACAAAAAAGCACTACGCTACGGGGGGAGCTGTTAACGACAGCGGTCGCGCCGTAGCATACCCAGCTAAGAAACCATCTGCTCCTGTCAGCAATGATCGTCAATCAGGCACCTTTAAAAAGGGTGGCAGTGTGACCCCAGCCCAGAAGAAAGAGCAATCTGCCTTCAAGGCTGAGAACGCAACAGCGATGAAGCAAGCGAAAGCCCAGAGCAACCTGAAGTATCAAGATGGCGGAAAAGTAACTGACCTGTCAAAAGGCGCTTACGACAAATCAATTGGCCCATCTGAGAGTGAAATGGACATGGCAAAAGCCATCCGTAACATTCCTAGCAAGCTATATGAGGGTGCGAAGAGCCTGTTTACTAGCAAGGAAAAGCCTGCTGGCTCTGTCACCAAGACTGAAAAGTCCGTGACAGTAACTCCTGCGAAGAAACGTGGTGGATCAGTAAAGTGCTGAACCTAAGTGGGGGCTTCGGCTCCCACTTTTAATTTAAGGAATAGATCATGGCTGATGCAGTCGCAAGTCAAACGCTCTTAGATGGTGAGCGAATGGCAATCATGAAATTCACCAACCTTTCTGACGGTACTGGTGAAAGCAAAGTTTTGAAGGTAGATGTTTCTGCGCTAACACCAAGTGCTTCTGGCAAAACTTGTACCAGAGTAACAATTACAAAGATCCATGCCGCAACGCATGGCTTGGAAGTACAGATTTATTGGGATGCAACCACAGATGTATTTTGCTGGTGTGTGCCACAAAATTCTCAATACACAATGGATTTTGAAAAGTTTGGCGGTTTAACTAACAACGCAGGCACTGGCGTAACTGGTGATGTATTGTTTAGCACTGCTGATGCTACTAATGGTGACTTCTACACCGTCGTCCTAGAGATGGTTAAATTTTACGGTTAATCATGCCAAGCAAATCACCAGCACAACACAAACTAATGGCCGCGGTTGCGCACAACCCTAAGTTTGCAAAAAAGGTTGGCATTCCCACAAAGGTTGGGAAAGAATTTGTACGTGCTGACAAAAAGATGGCTGACGGTGGCAAGGTAAACGAGGCTGGTAATTACACCAAGCCAGAGCTTAGAAAGCGCATCGTCTCAGCGGTTAAGTCTGAGGCTACGCAGGGTACAGGCGCAGGTCAATGGAGCGCAAGGAAGGCTCAGCTTGTGGCAAAGCGGTACAAAGCCGCGGGTGGTGGTTATCGTGATTAAAAAGCCTCAGCAATCATTGAAAGCTTGGGGCGAACAAAAATGGAGAACCAAAAGTGGTAAAAAATCTTTTGTCACTGGTGAAAGATACCTTCCAGAGTCTGCGATCAAAAGCCTCAGCCCTTCTGAGTACGCTTCGACGACCAAAGCCAAACGAGCAGGAAAAGCCGAAGGAAAACAATTCGTAGCGCAACCTAAAAAGATTGCTCAGAAAACAGCCAAGTACAGGTTTTGATTATGAAAAAGAATGCAACCATAGCCAAATCTTTAAAGAAGGCTGGCTTCTATGAGGCAGGCAAAAAAAAGTCTGAGCGACTCAATATCATCAATGACGTAACAACCAAGCCTCAGCGCATGAAGATGGTTGACAAGATGTTTATTGAGAAGAAGTACAAGGATGGAGGCCCAAGCCTCGCAATCGGTCGCGGTGAGAAGCTACCTGCCGACAAGGGTGCTGGTTTGACAGCCAAAGGTCGTGCCAAGTACAACCGTGAGACAGGATCAAATTTAAAGGCTCCACAACCCCAAGGGGGCTCGCGTAGAGATGCGTTTTGCGCGAGAATGGGGGCAGTAGCAGAAAAGAGCGAAAAGGGCAGTAGATCGCGAGCATCGATGCAACGGTGGAACTGCCCCGGCTGGTAAGGAATACAAATGGCGTACTCAGATACATACGGTCAGACAGTTAACGTACAAACCCTGATTGATCATGGTGCGAGACGTGCAGGCAAACTAGCCGAAGAGTTGACCTCTGAGCAACTTGTGTCCGCTCGTCAGTCGCTGAGCTTCTTGCTTCAGAACCTGATCAACATTGGGATCCAGTATTTCGCCATTGATAAGATCGTTTTGGGCGTTTCTCCGAACAATTACATATACACCCTACCCGCAGGTGCAAACGACGCTCTAAACGTGCTCTATCGCACCATGAGTCGCCCTAGCGCGAGCTATACGTCCTCTGCGGGTGGTACGGTTGGCAACGTGGGTGACAACGACGTAGACACGTTTTGCTTACAGACAAGCGCGAACGGCAACATCTCAGCTAATTTTGGAACAAACCAAGACATCTATGCTGGCTCCATCGGTATCCTGCCGTACATAGCAGGGGGTGGAAGCGCAACATGGACGCTGACCCTCGAATATTCGACTGATAACAGCACGTGGACGACGCTTCAGAACCTTGGCGCCGTAGCTGTGACGGATAACCAGTGGATCTGGACTGATATAAACCCCGGCCAAGCCGTGCAGTACTACCGCGTACGCGCCTCTGGTGGCACTACTTTGGCTTTGCGTGAGTTCTACGTTGGAAATAATTCCACCGAGATCACCATGTCTCGCCTAAACCGCGATGACTACACAAACCTGCCAAACAAGAACTTCACATCAAACCAACCTTTTCAATTTTGGTTTGACCGCACTATTCCACTGCCCTCGTTGTACTTGTGGCCTGTCCCCAGTGACCCATTCGTGCAGATCACTGTGTGGTACAGCAAACAGATCATGGACGTGGGTTCGCTGACAAACGAGCTGTACATCCCCACTCGTTGGTACGAGGCGACGCTGATGATGTTGTCGCATCGGATGGCGCTTGAGTTGCCCGGCGTCGATATGGCGCGCATCCAATACCTTGAAGGTCAAGCCGAGAAGTACCTGAACCAAGTTGAGCAGGAAGAGCGTGATCGTAGCCCAATCTATCTGGCGCCTAACATCTCGGTGTACACAAGATAATGCCAACCTTTCTCGATACTCGTGGAAACGCTACTCTTTCTATTGCAATTTGCGATAGATGTAGGATGAAGCGCGCTCACGACGAGATGAGACCTGACCCCAATTTCCCCGGCCTCCAAGTCTGTGGGCAAAACTGCGCAGACGAGAAAGATCCCTATAGACTTCCAGCCCGTAAAACTGAGAGAATAACGATCAGATTCCCACGTCCTGACGTGAGCGTTGCCGCCAATGACAACAACATTGTCACTACCCAAAACGGTATCACTGGTGGTAGCTTTATCATCTCGACCGAAGGTAACGATCAGGATCCTGAGAACAACGGTAACCTAGACCAACTGAGCCCATAATATGTCCGCACAAGTAACGATCACACAATTACCTGCCGCTGGTGCGATTACTGGTACAGAATCTGTTCCTATCGTTCAGAACGGTCAGACCGTACAGACTACGACAGGTGCTATCGCCGCGTCTCCTGCACTAACGGCAACATTCTTAACAAAGAACCAAGAGCCAACACTGGCAAACAGTCGTTACTTATCTACCAACACTGGCGTTACCTTGGTGGATGGTGGTGCTCAGTCTTTCTATCAAATTGCGCTGACTGGCGCAGTTTCCGAATTGAATGCACTTGGTGGCGGCATTGTCGTCAAGAACGGTGCAGGTTCTTTGGTTAACCGCTCCATAGCCGCTACAGGCGCTGGCTTACAGGTTTTAAATGCCGATGGTACTGGTGCTAACCCAACACTTGAATTAACTGGCGTAGCGGCGGCTGTAGCTAACCTTTCTGGTACTGGCATGTTGGCGATGGTCAGCGGCGGAACTTCCGTTGCTGGTCGTGACCTTACTGGCACGGCAAACCAGATCACAATTGCAAATGGTAATGGCGCGTCAGGTAACCCAACTTTTGCGATTGCCGCGGATGCGCAGTTGCCCGGCACTGGCGGGGTCGTCCTTCCCAAAGGCACAACCGCTCAGCAACCCGCAGGCATTGCAGGTCAGTTCCGTTTCAATACTGACACACAGACCTTTGACGGTTTTGCATCTGGCTCGTGGAATCAATTCTCACTGGTTGGTGGCGTAACGTCTTTCTCTGCTGGTGGCACAGGTTTCACTCCTTCCTCGGCTACTGGTGGCGTGGTTGTTTTGGGTGGTACGCTTAACGTATCCAACGGCGGTACTGGTACAGGATCTTTGACTGGTTACGTCAAAGGAAATGGCACATCTGCCATGACAGCTTCGGCTACTGTTCCAACTACTGACTTGTCTGGATCAGTCACCAACGCTCAGTTAGCCAACAGCTCAGTTACCTTTAATGGTGTATCTGTTGCTCTTGGCGCTTCAGGCACTATCACATCAAACACAACAAATGCCTTGACCTTTGGCACTGGCATGAGCGCTGGCTCATTTAACGGCTCGACTGCAACAACGATCAACCTTGCCAACACTGCTGTGACAGCAGGTGCTTATGGCGCGGCGTCTAAAACCCTAACCGCTACTGTTGATGCGCAAGGTCGCTTAACAGCTTTGGCTGATACAAATATTGCGATTGCTAATACGCAGGTTTCTGGTCTTGGTACTATGTCCACCCAAAATGCAACTGCTGTAGCGATCACTGGTGGAACAATCAACGGAACAACCGTTGGAGCATCAACTCCCGCGGCTGGTACGTTCACAGCATTAGCTACGACGACTGGCACGGTTACCACTGCACCAACTGCCGCGACGGACATTGCCAACAAGCAATACGTAGACGGTCTTGTGGCGTCTGGCATACACTTCCATGCGCCAGTGCGCGTTGAGTCTCCAACTCCGCTTACTGCGACCTACAACCAACCGGGCGGGGCTGGAGTCGGTGTTGGCGCTACATTGACCAACGCAGGTGCACAAGCCGCTTTGGTAATTGATGGAGTCACTCTTTCTGTCAGTGACCGAGTACTGATTTATACCCAAACAAACGCCACTCAAAACGGCGTCTATGTGGTGACTAGCGTAGGTTCTGTTTCAACGAATTGGGTTTTAACTCGTTCTTCCGATACCGACACGTATGGACTTACTAGTGCATCAACGCTAGGTGAAGGTTCAACTTTCTTTGTTCAACAAGGCGCAACTGGTGCTGGCGAAACCTACACCTGCAACACTTCTGGCGTTATTGTATTCGGCACAACAAACATTACGTTCGCTCAAATCAGCTCTGCGCAAATCTACAGCGCAGGAACTGGTCTTACGTTGTCTGGTACAACTTTCAGTATTACCAATACTGGTGTTACCGCCGCCTCTTACGGAACTGCCTCTCAAGTTCCCACTTTGGCGATCAACGCACAAGGTCAGATTACCAGTGCCAGCGACACAGCGATTGCGATTAACGCCAACCAGATCACATCTGGAGCTGTAACGAACGCACAGTTGGCGAACAGCGCGGTAACGGTTAACGGCACATCCATCGCTTTGGGTGCGTCTGGAACAATCACCGCCGTCAATCCCAACGCCTTGACAATAGGCACAGGGCTGACAGGAACGAGCTATGACGGCTCCGCGCCGATCACCATAGCCTTGGGTACGTCAGGTGTCATTGCGGCTACCTACGGCTCTGCATCACAGGTTCCTGTGTTCGCCGTCGATACCTACGGTCGCGTGACATCTGTCACCAACACATCTATCGCAATTGCCGCAGGCGCCGTATCAGGTCTTGCCGCTTCTGCAACGACTGACACAACCAACGCCGCCAACATCACCTCTGGAACGCTTCCTACAGGTCGAATCAGCGGCTCCTACACTGGAATTACTGGTGTGGGTACGTTGACAGCGGGAACGTGGAACGGTACAACTATTGGCGTTGCTTACGGTGGTACAGGGTTAACAGCTACGCCATCCAACGGTCAGTTGGCTATCGGTAACGGGTCTGGCTACTCCCTAGCCACTTTGACCGCTGGTACAAATGTCAGCATCTCAAACACTGCTGGTGGCATCACGATCTCTGCAACCCCCGCCGCTGGTGGTACGGTGCAAAGCGTGGATGTGTCTGGCGGTACGACTGGACTCACAACATCTGGTGGCCCAGTCACCGTAACGGGCACGATCACCCTTGCTGGCACATTGAATGTGGCAAACGGTGGTACAGGCGCAACCACCCTATCTGGCTATCTGTTTGGCAACGGCACAAGCGCTGTCTCCGCATCGACCACGATCCCTAACACGGCGATTACTGGCTTAGGTACAATGTCCACGCAAAATGCAGGTACTGTTGCGATAACTGGTGGGACAATTAACGGCACATCGATTGGTGCGACAACAACATCAACTGGTGCATTTACAACATTGAACGCCACGACTGGCATCTTCGGGGGTACATTCTAATGGCACAAGCAGGCTTTACGCCCATTTCACTTTACTTCAGTAGCACTGCGTCGGCTGTTCCTTCGTCTGGTAACCTTGCCAACGGAGAACTCGCGCTCAACATTGCTGACATGAAGCTGTACGCAAAGAACAGCGCAGGCGTTGTGACTTTGTTAGCATCCAATAGTTCAACTGGAGCCACTGTATCTAGCGTTGCGGTATCAGGCGGTACAACAGGTTTAACCACTTCAGGGGGCCCAATTACATCATCTGGAACGATCACGCTTGCAGGTACGCTAGGTACAGCTAACGGCGGTACAAACCTTACGTCGTTTTCTTCTGGTGGTTTAGTTTACGCATCATCGTCAAGTGCATTGGCGACTAATTCTGTTTTAACATTTAACGGCACATCTCAACTTGTATTAAATCCTGCAAGCGGCACTGATACCTACATTCTCGCAGGCGCAAGCGGGATTGCGGCAACCTATATAGGCGTAAATACTAGCGGATCAACAAATGGGCAAGGCGTTGTTTCGGGCGTAGGCTATCTCACGGTGTCTGGTGGGTACCCATTGGTTGTTACAACTAATGGAGTTGAGCGTATTCGCGCAACAGCCGCAGGCAATGTAGGTATTAGTACAAGTTCGCCTAACTTTAAAACTCACATTAGCACAGGTTCAACAACATCAATAACGCAACCCACGGCGGGAAGTTATGGTTTGTATGTGCAACAAAATACCTCTGGTAGCGTTGGCGGTATTTACATCCAAGATGGCGCTTCTAATTCTGGCCCTTCACTTTTTATCGCAGATAACAACGGGTTGGCTCGATTTATCGTTGATACAGATGGCAATGTAGGTATTGGCGTTACAGCTCCCACGCAAAAAGCAGAAATAGCTGGGACGTTGAGAATTAAAAGCGCAAATGCAGATGCCAATGGTTTGAATCTAAGTAGTGATGCAGGTGGAATTGGATACATTAACGCGGGATATGCGTCTGTTGGATCAATCGCATTACAAACTGTCAGCACAACTCGATTTTTGATCGGCCCATCAGGTCAATTTGGTATTGGCGGTGCAACATACGGCACAGCAGGTCAAGTGTTAACATCTGGCGGCGCAAGCGCGGCACCTACTTGGGCAACAGCAGGTGGTGGTGGCGCTTCTGCTATGGTTGTTTACACATCTTCCACAACTTTTACTATTCCATCAGGAAAAACAACAATTAAAGTTACTGTTGTTGGTGGTGGCGGTGGGTCTAGAAATGGCTCTAAAGGTGGCGGTTTTGGCGGCGGCGGTGGAGGTGGAGCCGCAATTCAATACTTTACAGGGTTGACGCCCGGCAACACGCTTACCGTTACAGTAGGCGCGGGAGGAACTGTCGGCGGCAATACCGGAGGCACATCTAGCGTTTCTTCTGGTACTCAATCTATTACTACAGTACAAGCTACTGGGGGTGATGGCGGCCCAGCAAATCAAATGGGAGGCGCTGGTGGCATTGGAAGTGGTGGAGCCGCAAATATGAAAGGCGGAGCAGGTACTTGCGTTTTGGGTGCAAGTGAGCGCCAAGGAGGAGTTGGTGGTAGCTCAATTTATGGTGGTGGTGGCAAAGGTGGTGTAAATGCTACTAGCAACGGTGAGGCTGGGGGCGCGTATGGTGGCGGCGCAGGTGGCGGCGCTGGTAGTAGCAGGGCTGGTGCGGCTGGCGCGGTTGGCGTTGTGATCATTGAGTACTAAGGAGAAATTGTGAGAGCACACGTTATTGAAGATGGTGTAGTGGTGAATTCAATTATTGTTGATTCATTGGACTTTATGCCGAATTTGGTCGAAGATGATGGTAAAGCTGGTATTGGGTGGCTTTATCAAAATGGCGAATTCATCAACCCCAACCCAGAAGTAACAATTCCAATCACAAAATTATGAATAAACCTGAAGTAAAAATTGGCTGTGTAGCTAACTTATACAGCTTAATGATGCATTTTAAAAAAAAAGGCGACACAGAAAATGGTCACGTTCACCAATTTGATCATCTAACGCTACTTGCGTCAGGCGCTTTAAAAGTGACAGTTGATGGAGTTGTTACGGAGTTCAAAGCTCCTCACATGATTTATATCCATAAAGACAAATACCATGAGCTGATGGCTCTTGAAGACAATACTGTTGCATATTGCATTCATGCTTTGAGAGACATAAACACGATGGACATTATTGACCCAAGCATGATTCCTGAAGGCGTTGATCCTGTTCTTACTTCTTTGCCTGTAAATAAATTTCGTTAACTAAAAGGAAAAACTATGAAACTGCAACTACCTATCGAAACAGCAAACCAAATTTTGGGCTACTTGGGTACACGCCCCTATCAAGAAGTCTTTCACCTGATTCAAGCAATTCAGGACGCGGCAAAGCCTCCAGAAGCTGAAGCCCCCAAGGTTGAAGATGGATCAGGCAACTGAGACCAAGCTTGCCGTGCATGAAGCCATCTGCACGGAGCGCTATAACAGCATAGATCGCTCTTTGCGAGCTGGGGATAAGCGCATGACCAAGATTGAGTACCTCTTGTATGGGGTAATCGTGTGCGTTCTGTTCGGGCCGGGCGTCGCTGGCGAGCTCCTCAAAAAGGTTTTGGGGCTATAGCATGTGGGATTGGGTCGAAGCATTTATTGCGGCGACTCTTCTAGTTGCCTTTGTCATTTATGGCACGTACATAATTGTATGGAGTTTGGTGTGATAAATGCGTTGGCTCATTCTGTTACTGCTATTAGTTTTGGCTGGAGCCGTAGCCAAAAATGGTTGTTATGTGCGCGAGTTCTACGGAATAGCGTACACCATCCACAACCCTTCAGAGCGACATCAACAGATGTCAATGTGGTTAACAAACAATGTGCGGTTTTGCAGAAGCCAAGACTTGGTGGTCATTTGGAACAATCTGTCCGAGTGGGCGGGTTCAGCGGATTCAGCGGAGCTTAGGGGTAAGGTCGTTCATGGGTACAAAGATGCGCTTGATCGGGAAAAGAAGTGAAGATCAGTTACGACAAATGGTATCCAGTGGTGCAACCAAATCCACCAATGCAATCAGAAGTGTTTGCCAAACGGGTGGAAAGGTTAGACGCTGAGAGGGCTGTGCAGGTACAGATTGACCAACAGGTGAAGAAGTTTCACCAATATGAGTATGAGATTTATGAATACAGGATGCGTCAGATAACGCTGAACATTGACATCACAAACCTTAAACGCCAAATTGACAAACTTGTATGACCAGAAAACCGATACCCAGACAGGTCAAGAAACCTCAGATAGAAACAAAGGAAAAGCTGACGTTGTGGGTCACCCTTATGGTAAGCACAACCCTATGTATCTCCGTATTGGCCATGGTGGTCAGCTTTATGTTGGGTCTGTGGGCGAAGGAAGTGGACAACGCAGAGATTTTCAAAATGATTTCACCCGCTTTTTCTACTCTTATAGGCGGCATGATTGGGTTCCTGTCTGGTATCAAACTCATGCAAAATGATGACAAATCAAAAACTTGTAAGGACTAATTATGTTTGAAGTATTTGGCGGAATATTGGGTGGGGCACTAGGTGGTATTTTCCGCTTGGCTCCAGAAGTTCTTAAGTTCTTTGACAAGAAGAACGAGCGCCAGCATGAATTGTTAATGTTTACGCGCCAGTGTGAATTAGAGACACTGCGCGGTCAGCAGAAGTTGGCTGAGATTGGGGCACAACGGGAGGCGGCAGTTGATGTAGGAGTCATGGATGCTTTTCAGTCTGCCATAGAACAACAAGCCACAATGGTAAAAGCCGCAGGTGGTTGGGCGGCAAGTTTGTCTGCATCTGTTCGTCCTGTCGTAACCTACTGGATTCTCTTGGTCTGGTCTTTTGTGCATCTGTGGTTTGGTTGGAACTCATGGCTTGCAGGCGCTTCTCCTATGGAAGTCTTCAAGATGATGATGTCGCCTGACTTCTCGGCACTTTTGGCTGGAACAATTAACTATTGGTTCCTTGATAGAACTTTGAAACAGCGTGGGTTATGAACCTAGAACTAGCCGCCGCACTGTGTCGTCAATTCGAGGGCTATCGGGCTAGGCCGTACCTATGCCCAGCCAACGTCGCTACGATAGGCTATGGGTCTACTTACTACGCTGATGGGCGCAAGGTAACCCTTGAGGACGCCTCGATGGATGAGCCAACGGCTAGGGCGCTTTTGATGTTTGAGTTGGAGCATACGTACCTGCCCGGCGTCCTACGGCACTGCCCCATCTTGGCAACCGATGAGCGCAAGTGCAACGGAGCCGTGGATTTTGTCTACAACCTCGGCGTTGGGCGTCTGCAAACCTCCACCCTTAAACGTAAAATTAACGCTCAGGACTGGGAAGGGGCTAAAGAACAGCTCATGCTTTGGAACAAAGGCGGCGGTAAGGTTCTGGCTGGCTTAACAAAGCGCCGAGCGGCTGAATGCGCCTTGTTTTAATTGAAAAGGCAGATTAAAATGCCACAACGAATTTAAGAGGTGAACGCATGGCGACTGCAAGTGTTATGACCTATGACAGCTTGGTCGAAAACATCCAGTCTTATCTGGAGCGTACTGACACCGCTACAATCGACAAGATTCCCTTGTTTATCATGCTTGCTGAGCAGGTTATTGCCTCTCAGATCAAGTTTTTGGGTAACTTGACGGTCAACACCAGCAACATGGTGATTGGGACTTCTACGATTGCCAAGCCATCTCGTTGGCACAAAACGGTGTCGATGAACATCACAGTTGGTGGATCGCGCCAGCCAGTTCTCAATCGCAGGTATGAGTATCTGAGGGAGTATTGGCCCTCTCCTACCGCGACAGGCACCCCTGTCTACTATGCTGACTACGACTATTCCAATTGGCTCATAGCCCCTACGCCTGACCAAGCTTATGCGTTTGAAGTTCTGTACTACGAGCGTGTTCAGCCTTTGGACAGCTCCAACCAAACCAATTGGTTTACCATCTACGCTCCCCAAGCGTTGCTTTATGGTTCCTTGCTTCAGGCTATGCCGTTCCTTAAGAATGACGAGCGCATCCCTATGTGGCAGGGGCAATACAAACTGATCATGGACACGCTTATGGCTGAGGATAAGTTGCGTCTTGCTGATCGCCAAGCGATTGCGAATGACTCATGAGTTACGTAAGCCCCTTCACTGGTGACGTAATCCAACCAACGGACGTAAGTTTCCGTGCGGTTACGTTGTCTGCCAACACGCAGTTAAATTGGCCCAGCAACAGCACGACAAACACCGACTTTGCCGCTCGCATCATGCAGGTGACTGCCACTGCTGGTAGCCTTAACCTGTTCATGCCACCTGCTGATCAAACTTCGGTTGGTAATGATGCTTTGATCCGCAATATTGGTGCAAACACCTTTACGGTCAAAGACTACACAGGCGTAAACACGATTGTGTCTGTAGCCGCTGGCGAATCAAAGTACATCTACATCACTACTAACGCTACCGCTCAAGGTACTTGGGGTGTCATTGCCTTTGGTACTGGAACGTCTTCTGCGGACGCGGCTACGCTTGCTGGCTACGGTTTGGTTGCCAGTGGTGCTACGCTCAATCAAAGCCACCCTAGTTCGTCGATCACCACAGGAACTACCTTTGCCGCTACAGATCGTGCTCAGACTCGTGTGTGGGCAGGTGGGGCTGGTACAGCAACTCTCCCAGCCGCGGCTACGCTTGGCAATAACTGGTTTACGTTATTCAAGAACAATGGGACTGGATCCTTCATAGTTTCTTGTACTGGCGCTGAGCTGATTGACGGTAACTCTACAAAGACGTTTAACCCAACAGAGTCAGCATTTATTGTATGTACAGGCACAGCTTATGTGACTGTAGGTTATGGCGTCAGCTCACAGTTTACTTTTACTGCACTTACAAAGAGCGTAACTGGTGGGGCTGTTACGCTGACCAACAACGAAGCGGCAAACAACATCCAAGAGTACGTTGGCAGTCTGTCAAGCAACTCAATTGTGACGTTCCCTGCTGTGGTGAACTTGTACGTCATTTCAAACCAAACGACTGACAACGGTTTTAGCCTAACAGTGACAACGGGTCTGGGTTTCTCTGCGACGATCCCGCCCGGCCAACAAGCCACCCTCATTTGCGACGGAACCAACTTTCTCAACGCCAACACCACCCAAGCTGGCGCCTCTACGGTGAGCTTGTTGGATGGCACGGTAGGAACCCCCTCTCTTAATTTTGCCGCCGAAACTGGCACTGGCGTGTACAGACCTGCGGCGGGTGAGTTCGGTGTCTCAGTGCTCGGAACTCAAAGATTTAAAGCTACAGCAACTGGCGTCGCTGTGACTGGTGTCGTAGCGGCATCTGGCGCTGTTTCTGGAACAACTGGTACGTTCACCACAGGTATTGCTGGGGGCACGTTCACATGACCAAAAAGGTTTTTGCCCTTGACACCAAGGCTGGCATCCAACGCGACGGAACTGTCTTTGACAAAGAGTTCTACAACGACGGTCGTTGGGTTCGTTTTCAACGTGGTCGCCCACGCAAGATGGGTGGGTTTCGTGAGATTGTGAACGATCTGGCAGGCCCTTCTCGTGGGATGTACCTCAACCCTCAGCAGACCTTCAATAACGTCTTCAGTGGGTATTCTGGTGGCTTGCAGTTGCTTCCAATCAACAACAGCGGTATTGGTTCTGGTATTACAGATATGACGCTGTCTAACTTCACAGCAAACGCGGATAACTTGTGGCAATTTGATACGTTCTATGACGTGAGTGGGTCGGGGGATAATTTGTTGCTTGCGCACCCCGGTCGTAATCTCACCATCATCGACAACAACGTCAACACCCCTGTTTTAGGTGGCAATATCACTGGCACATCATTGGCGGCTCTCGGCGTGTTCACAAGCTCTGTGTTCTTGAACACCACCACGACAATGTACTTGTCTACCCAAGATCTTTTGATTGGTGCTGGGCAAAGCATTTCAGGTACGGGCATTCCTGCTAACACAACAGTTGTGTCTACGAACTTGCGGGTTCCTGTCTTGAACGCTGTAGCTGTAACTGGTATTGCTGGTCAGTGTTCTTGCACCGCAACAACTGGTTTGTATGTTGGACAAACAGTAGCTGTGTCTGGTACTTTAACTGGAACCGCCACAGGTATTACCTCTGGCGTGACGTACTTCATTATTGCCACCAACTTCTCCACGACCTTTACCTTGTCAGCGTCTTCTGGCGGTGGGGCGATTACTACTACGGCTGGAACAACAACTGGTTTGGTCTTCACCTTGAGTCAAATTCAAGATGTGGTGATCTCCAATGCCGCGACGACTTCTGGTGCTTCTACCATTACCTTTGACAACAATGTCTCGGTCTCTGGCGGTGTGGTTACCCTTCACCCGTACGTTTTTGTGTACGGCAACGACGGACTAATTAGGAACTCAGGCGCTGGTAACGTCCAAGATTGGGTCTCTGCTGATGCAAATGAGGTCTCTGTAGCGACTGGAAAGATTGTCCAAGGGCTACCAGTGCGAGGCGGTTCAAACGCGCCTTCTGGGCTGTTTTGGAGCCTTGATAGCCTTATCCGCGTGTCCTACATCGGTGGTGCAGGAACTCCCCCACAGTTTTGGCGCTATGACTTGATCTCTTCTCAGTCATCCATCCTATCTTCTCAGTCTGTGATTGAGTATGACGGTATCTATTATTGGTGTGGTGTTGATAGGTTCTTGCTTTACAACGGTGTTGTGAAAGAGATTCCTAACAACATGAACCAAAACTACTTCTTTGACAACCTAAACTACGCCCAGCGCGAAAAGGTTTGGGTTACAAAGGTTCCTCGTTTTGGTGAGATTTGGTGGTTTTATCCACGCGGTACTGCTACTGAATGTACAGATGCAGTCATCTACAACGTGCGTGAGAACACTTGGTATGACACAGGTTTGGCTTCTGGTGCTCAGCGCTCTGCTGGGTACTTCTCCCAAATCTTTCAATTCCCAATTGCCGCTGATTGGAACATCAACGCTTCAGGCGGTATTTTGACCGCTACGATCACTAATGGTGGGTCTGCATACACCAATGGAACTTACACCAATCAAGCATTGACTGGCGGTGCTGGTACATTGGCTACAGCGAATATTACGGTTGCCGGCGGCATCGTCACTTCTGTGGTGATCAATGGTCATGGCAAGAACTATGCTGTCGGTAATACTCTGTCTGCATCGATTCCGGGCGGTGCTGGGTTTGTCTTGACAGTTGCTACTCTGATGGACTTTGTGTCTTTGTATCAAAACGAGATTGGCACAGACAAAGTGACTGGCGCGCTATCGGTGGCGATTGAGTCTTATTTTGAAACGAATGACTTGGGCTTGGTCTCAGGAGGCCCTTCTCAACCTTCTCCAGTCGGTGAGAACAAGTGGCTACGCTTAGAACGTGTTGAGCCTGACTTTGTACAAAGTGGCGACATGGAGCTGTACGTGACTGGACGATCATTTGCTCAGTCTCAAGACGTAACGTCTTCTGCGTACACGTTCTCGCCAACAACAGGCAAGGTTGACATGCGTGAACAGCGTCGAGAGCTTCGCTTGAAATTTGTCTCTAACGTTGCAGGTGGAAATTACCAAGTTGGTAAGATTCTCTTAGACGCGGACTTCGGAGACGTGAGACCATAATGGCAACCATCCTTAACACCAATTTGGTCTATGACCCTCGCTACCACACCTTTGAGTCGTGGGCGTCGCTTATGTGTGAGCAGTATGCGGCTCAGCAGTTGTGCATACCAGATTCAAGCACGAATTGGCAAGATTGGGCGTCAGCGCTAAAAGCGATTGATGTGTTTTCGAATGAGGGTATCCCCGGCCCCTTCATCTTCAACGACTGGCAAGAATGGGCTGAAGCTCTTGTCAATGCTGTTAACCCATCGGTGAATTGATATGGCTATTGATTACTTTCAGCAACAATTCGGCAGAGATGAATTTGAGGATACAGCTCCAAGGGTAATGAGCGATGAAGAACTGTTTCAGCAAACTGGTAGTTGGGAAGCGGCGGCGGCATTGCGTGATGCGCAGAACAACGCCTTAAACCAATACAACTGGTCACAACCTGCAACAGGTGGGCTTAATCTAGCAAACGATGCTGGCGCGGCTGTTACCGTCACCGCTCCTGCCAATACTGGCGCCTTATCTCAAGCCGTTACTGGGGCAACAACTGCTGACACTGCTATAGATAACACGGCAGTAACTGGAGGTCTTCCCGCAACCAACAACACGGGCAATGTGCTGACTGGCAACATTTTGGCGGGTGCTAGTTGGAACAGCTTAAACCCAACACTTAAATCAGACCTGACAGCTTTAACTGGACAACAAACATTTGATGCGTCTGTTGGTGGCGCAACAACTGGTGAGACGCTTAAACAGCTTAATGATTTCACTGACGCAGGCGGATCGTTTGCGCCCGGTTCTACCGTGTTCTTGCAAACAGGTGGGCTTGATCTTGTTTATGGCGTAGACAAAAACACAATTCAAAACAACATTGATGAAATTGTTTCTAAATTAGAAACTAAAGGCGTTAATGTTGTGTTGACTGGCTCGCCATACGCCAAGTCATTTGATGATGTTGTTTCAAACAACTTCAATCCTGAATTGGATTCAATTTATACAAATATTGCTAGTAAGCACTCAAATGTTGCGCTTGTTGATACCATGGGACAAATTCTTCAAGACAAGTCTTTGCTGTCAGACTTTATTCATCCTAACGAAGCTGGATGGAAGGTGTACAACAAGTCTGTCATGGAGGCGTACGAACGTCTCAACCCTAGCCAAAAAATTGAGGTTGCTAATAAAGTTTCGGCAACAGGTGGTGCGTCTGCACCAGAAGATCTTGCGCAAGCAATTGATCAGGTTGCTGGCACTAACGTGGCCGCTACAGCCGCCCAAGCCGCAACAACCGCAAATACCGTTGCTGTTCAACTTCAAGGCAAGACCTACGACGTAAGCACCGCAGATGTAAACAAAGTCAAAGATCAGATCTTGGCTCAAGGCACTACATCTAGTTGGACTGGTCAAGGTTTTGGATCTGCTGAAGCTAATGCTGAAGCCATGGCGAAGAACTTGGTTGCGTCTGGCGTGACTGACATCAATCAGGTCGCATTGATTGACAAGAAGGTTGACGCTCAAGTTATCCCTGACGGTGAAGGCGGATTTGTTGATGCACAAGGCAACAAGGTTGACGCAAGCTTAGTCAAAGAGTACACGGACTATGGCGGTGAGAGTGGAAACATAACCACTACCTACACAGCCCCTATCGGCACTGAAAAAGTTATTGGAAACAAGCTTACTGGTCAACAGTTAATCAGTGACTATGATCGATCAACTGGTAGCGCTTGGTCTGGTACTTTTGCAGGCGAAGGAAACACAGCCTTTAGAACTAGTTTTGATGCCAGTGGAAAGCCTATTTTTTACACAACTGGCGCATCTTCCAATGATTTAGTCACCATGTTTGGCGACGACCCAATCCTTGGCAAAATAGCAACTATTGCCGCTGGTTACTTTGGAGGCCCAGCAGGTGTAGCCGCACTTCAAGCCGCTATGGGTAAGAGCGTAGAGGACATTGCTAAAGGCGCTTTGCTTGCCTACGTTGGCGGACAGGTTGCTGGGGGCATCTCTGGATCTACTGATCTTGTTAGCTCTATTGGTGCTGATGCTACAAACGTCCTTGCCAGAGGGGCTGGTCAATTTGTATCTAGCGGTGGAAAAGCTGACATTGTCCAATCATTGGTTGGTGGTGCAGTTGATACTGGTGTAAACCAAATTACCAGCCTTATTCCAGATTTTGCAAATCTATCTCAGGGCGCACAAGACTTTACAAAGAATGTTGTTGCAACCACCATCAAAAATGGTGGAGATCTGTCAATGGGTGACTTGGTTGATGCCGCTTTCAAAGCTGGTACAGCCGCTACCAAAGCTTCTGCAACAGGAACTATTTCCACAGCAATCAAAGCTGATACGGCCATCAATAACGCTGTGAACGCTGAGATTGAAAGAGCTTTGACGTTTGATGCAACTGGCGCAACTGATGTCAACGCGGCCATGGAAGCGGCTGATGCGGCTGGCTATGGTAAGTTCACGTTTGGTGGAAAGACTTACACGATTGACACCAACAACGCTGGCAATGCTATAGCACAACTTGAAGCTGATGCGCTGGCAACAAACACCGCCGCCAATCTTAAGGGTGGTGAGTTTGAAGGTGTAGACGCGGCAGTGGCGGCTAATGCAAAAGCCAACAACACAGTCATTGGTAACGCGGAAGCAGACAATCTTGAAGAAGCGGCTTATTTAGCTAAACAGAGAAACCCAACAGGTACAACCTTTACATTTGATGGCAAGACGTACACTTTGGGTGCGTCAAGCACGGCTGTAACTCAAGCGCTTAATGAGACCCAAAAAAATGCGGTCTTAGATGACATCAAAAACGCCAAGACATTCAACGAAGCGTTTGCTACGGCAAGAGCTGGCTTAGGCGCTGGGAAAACATTTACATGGCAAGGTAAAGAATACTCAACCGCTACAGCCGCTGAGCGTCCAGATCTTTCTGGCCCTACTATTGAGCAGTTGAACAGAGCCAATCTGGCTACAGTTACAGATGCATCTAAGACTGTCGGCGCACAAAGTGATACCGCCGCAAGAGCTACTGCCGCAGATGAGCTTTTGAAACAACAAGCCAACGCCACCAAAAAAATTGAGTCATCAGGATTTTTCTCTAGCATAGCCAACACTATTCAAAATCAAATGAAGTTGAGTAGTGAGGCGGCTAAGGATTATCTTAAGAATAACAAAGACAGCCCAATCACAAACAGCGTGAGCACGGCATACGAAGCCGCAGGCAACTTAGAAAAGAATGTTGCAGGCGGATTGGCTTTGTTGACGAACAACAAACCCCTTGCAGACGCCCTTGTAAAGAGTGGCGATGACCTTACCAAGTTTGGTCAAAGCATCGGTAATGGTGTTGTGGATACCAAGAATTGGAACGACACCACATCTTTGATCCAAAACGCTAAGGGCTGGGAAAAGGTTGGCATCTTGGCTGGTCGCATCATGGACGGCACGAGCGGATTAGGTCGTCAGGTTGAGGTGGAGTTACGGCAAGAGTTGCCCGGCCTCTTTCTCGGGGGCGGAACCCTCAAGGGCATCTTGATTGCAACTGGAACCATGGACACCGCAGAGACCGCTGGTAATGCCGCCTTGGATACCTACGATGAATCAATCAAAAAGGGCAAAACCCACGCCGACGCTTTAACAGATGCTAGAAAAGCAGGCGCCGCCGCTGGTATGGCAGAAGCGGCTGTTCAGTTAACGCTAGGAAAAGTTGCAGACGTTGTTGTCGGAAAAATTGGTAATGTAGGCGCCAAGGCTGGCACTAAGATTATTGGCGAGGGCGTTGTTGAAGGCGGTCAAGAAGGTGGTTCTTCCCTTGCTGTTAACAAGATTTTGGGTCAAGAGGCAGATTTAAACAAAGCCTTGACACAAACCATATTGGGCGGAGCTGTTGGTAAGGGCACTGCTGTTACAACCTCCCCAACAGATATAGCAACAACCCAAACGATCAACAATAACATCTCTACTGCCGTTGCTACTGGCGACAAAGCTGGCGTGAACACAGCGATCACAAACTCTGTTCAGACTTCTTTGTCTAGCGGATCAAGTGTTGAGTTGGCTGTTGGAACTTCTGTTAATTCAGCGATCACCAACGGAGCCGATGCTGGCACGTCCATCACAGCCGCTGTATCTTCTGCTTTTGAAAGTGGTGCTGACGTAAATCAAACGGTTACTACATCTATTGACTCTGCAATCACTGCTGGTGCAAATACAACTACGGCAATCAATTCAACTGTTACGTCTGCAATTACAAGTGGTGCGAATGTATCTCAAACGGTTACCAGCTCAATCACTGCCTCTACCAAGGCTGGCGTGGGCGCTGAAACAGCAATCAACAACACCGTTAGCAGTTCTATTGCCGCAAGCATAAGCAGTGGTGCTGATGCCTCTACGTCAATCAATTCAACTGTAACTTCAGCAATCACAACTGCTGTTAACAACAACGTCAATGCCAGCACCGCTATCACGACCTCTGTTGATTCTGCTGTAACAACTGCGCTGAACAGTAACGTCAACGCCACCACAGCGATTGAAACATCGGTAACTGCGGCGATCAACGCCTCTGTTAATGCAAACGTTAATGCGAATGTAAATGCAAATGTAAACGCCAACGTCAATGCCAATGTAAATGCAAACGTCAACGTAAACACGGCAGTCAATGCGGCTGTTGCCGCGGCTGTCAATGCTGGTGTGGACACCAATACTGCTGTAAATGCCGCGGTGAATGCCGCAATCAACGCTAACATCAACATCAACATTGATGAGATTAGAAACACAGCAAACGAAACCGCAACAACAACGCTTGAAAAGGCTGACCTAGTTAAGTCTGTCAATGACTTGATCTCTGGATCACTGACGGCTACTCCAACAACAACGCCTAAAACGCCTACCAAAACAATCGCCAAAAAAGCGGCGGGTTTAACGTCAGGTTTGCTTGCTGGGGCCGCTATGGCTGGTGATTTGGATCGCCTTCCCCCTCAGATGCTCAAGGCGTACATGACTCAGGATAAGTTCGTGGATCCGCTTGCCAAACTACAGGCTTTGCAAGAAGGCATGAATACTGAGAAAATGCCAGCATTACCTCAAGTTAATACACAGGAACCAGATATGCCAGATCAAGGCACATGGAAATACGGTACAGCCCCAGACGACCTAGACTCGTTGTTTGGCGAAAAAGCCGAAGAGGGAGAAGAAACCGCCTTTAAAGCTGGTGGCTTCGTTGCCCCCTTGCAGATGGCTTCTGGTGGAATGCCCCTACCCCTGCTGGTCAAGTCTGGTGGCGCTCTAGGAGCTCTACCCCGAGGTGACGGTCGTTTGGACTTTCGCCACGGCGCTCACGTAGCAGGCGAGGGTGACGGTCAGTCTGACGACATCAAGGCCATGCTGGCTGACGGTGAGTTTGTGTTCCCTGCGGACGTAGTTTCTGCTCTGGGAAATGGCTCAACCAAGGCTGGTTCAGATAAACTATACGAAATGATGCACTCAATACGCGAAAGAGCACGGTCTAAGAAGCCAAAAGACTTACCGCCACCCGCATTGAAATCACCACTTGACTACCTAAAGAAGGTAAGGAGCAAATAAATGGCAAGCTTAACCCAAGGCGTAGCGCCACCAAATGTAACAACAACCCGCGAAACGGCGGCTGTTGCTCCTCAATACCTGACTGACTACCTGACGCAACTTGCTACGCAGGGTCAGCAGACTTTAGGTGTTAAAGATCCAGTCACTGGTGTATACACGCCACCCACTCAAGAACAGCTTAAAACGGCTGGTACGCCCTATGTGGCGCCTCTAAGCCAGCTACAAAAGGACGTAGCTACTTACGCGCCAGAAGCATTAAAACGTTATCAAACGCCAATGGACGAGGCTTTGGCCGCTGGCCAAGCTGGTGCAGGTATTGATCAGGCTGACATCTCCAAGTTCTACAACCCCTACGAAAACGCCGTTCTTGGCGACATGGCTAGTAGGAGTGCAACAAACGTCCAACGTAATCTTTTGCCCCAACTTAAAGCTGGATTTGTTGGCACTGGTGGCTTAGGTGGCCGCACCTATGCTAGCGCTTTGGGTCAAACTCTTGGGGACGTAAATACTTCTCTGTTTCAAGAGCAGAACAAAGCCAAAGCCGCTGGCTATCAGTCAGCTCTTGATGCCGCCTTGCGTGAGATGAGCGGTCAGACACAAGCTGGTCAAATGCTAGGTACTTTAGGTGCTCAGGAACAGCAAGCCGCAACGACTGGTCTAAAGACTGGTGCAGACATTGGCGCTATTGAGCAAGCTCAGAACCAAGCCATCATCAACGCACCAACAACAATGGCTGGTAACGTCGCTCAGATCCTACGTGGTTATACGTACCCAACCGTGACCACTGAGAAGACAGAAGGCCCCGCTTCGTCCTACGGCCCGTCTATCCTGTCTCAGATTGGTGGTTTAGGTTCATTGGTTGCGGCTGGAACAAACAAAGATCAAACTGGTATTTTGAACCAAGCGTTTAAATATATTGGTGGATTATTGCCTGATAGTTCATCTAGTTTTACGCCCGGATCTCAAAGCGTAGATGAAGCCAAGTACTCTGAAGATCTTGGCAACTTTCCCGGCTAAGGACTAATATGGCTACTAAACCACAAGACTTTACAAGTGCACTTGGCGGTGAAGCCATGCAAAAGTATTTGGACGCTCAAAGGCGAGCCAACGAAATTTTTGAAGAGCGTCAAAATCGTTTAATTGATCCAGTTTACCTTGCTATGGCTCAAGGTTTTTTGGCGCCCACAAAGACTGGATCTTTTGGTGAGTCGTTAGGTAACGTCGCCGCAACGGTAGGCCCTGCCCAAGCCGCTGAAGAAAAGCGCAACATGGACATGGCTAGGGTACGTTTGGAGATGGCTCAACAAGGTTTACAGACTGACATTCAGACGAAACAAGCTGAGATGAAGCAACGCCTTATCAATGAAGATCTAGGCGTAGATTCACCTTATGCAAAACCGCCTGTAACACCTCAAGTTGCCCCTCAGCCTGCCCCTCCTGCCGCACCTGCTGGCGCTTTGCCATCTGTTGGTCAACCGCCTGCTCAAGCACCTGTTCAAGCACCTGTTCAAACATCTACTCAAGCACCTTTGTCTATAGCACAGCCTGCGCCTCCTGTGCCCCAAGCTCCTCAGCAAGCGCCTATAACTCAAGCACCACAGCAACCTGTTGGTACACAGTTGTTCCCTGCACAGCCAGAAGGCTTTACTGCGCAAGAAAAGTTAGATTACAAACGAGGTTTAGCCGCTGGCAAAGATCCTTATGAGATCCGCAAGGACATCATGGAAACTCGTCGCAAAAACATGGTAGTTAACCCAGCAGGCACGGTTGGAGTAAACGTAGCGACTGGTCAGAAGTTTGGTTTTGATCCAACACCGACAGACACTTACATTTACGGGTATGGAAATTATAAAATTCCTGCTACACACGCAACAATGCTTGGTGAAGCTCAACAAGACCCAGACAAATATGCCGCGTTGGCAAAAATGATTGTGTTTGGCCCACAAGCCAAGCCTGTTGCACCGTCTACACCCAACGCAACACCTACAGGAGCGGCGCCTGCTGGAGCTCCAGCGCAAAGACCAACCACAACGCAATCAGAAGCCGAGGGTGCGCAATCAAGGGCTGAAGCTACAAAGAGAGGTGAGGGTAGGGAAAGTCGAACAAACACAGCGCTTGATGCGGTCAAAGCCGCTGAGGATACCCGCATCATTGCTCAAAGCGCCAAGGACGTTATCAATCAGCCTAATTCTGAGCTGTTCATGGGTATCTTTGAAAAGCCGAAGATCAAAACAGCCTTGGCAAAAATGGTGGAGGACACAGTGTTTGCACCTACCAACTTCCGCGAAGCTGTTACATCAATGAACATCGCCTTGAGCGTCCCACGTAATCCTGACGAGAGCACCAAGGACTACATGGCGCGTAAGCAAGACGTTATGGATCGCTACATTGAAGCAACCACATTGATGGCTCAAGCCAAGTTCGCGGCGAGCTTGTTGTCTAAAGGTCAAGGCACGATCACTGACGGTGAGCGTAAGTTGTTTGCTGACACGACAATCAACACAAAGATGTCTGTCAACAGCTTTAACAAGATCTCTGACATGTTGATCGAGCGTTCTAAGTTTGCTGAGGACTTAGGAAGCAAGCTTGCTCTAAACAGAATGCAGATTGATGACTTTAAGCAAACGCCTGAGTACAAGAAGATGGCGCGTGAGTATGAAGGTCGTCTAAGCTCAATTCTTCGTGGTGGCAGACCTGCGTCAAGCTCTGGTGGTAGACCAGACCTGAACGCGGCGCAAGCAAACATTGAGAGGCAGGTTCAATAATGGCTGATCTCAAGCTTAATTTTTTAAATAACAAGCTATCTAAGGAACAGCTTGAAATGGCTCAGAAGGTGGCTAAAGCCGCCGCCGCCATGGGTATTGATCCTTCGTTCGCCGTTTCGATTGCTTTCAAGGAAGGTAGCCTCAACCCCGACACCATTGATCACCCCAAATCAGGCGCAATTGGGATGATGCAAATCCTGCCAGATACTGGTAAGGCTTATGGCTACTCTGAAGCAGATCTTCGCAAGCCTGAAATCAATCTTATTGCTGGACTCAAGAACCTCAAAGAGTCTTTGGCTTACGCAAACAACAAACCAATGTTAGCGGCTGTGTACTACCACAGCGGCCCTGACGCCATTAAAGATCAAGCCGCTGGCAAGGACTTAGGCCCTAATGCATTGGCGTATATTAAAAAACTCAAAGAGTACGGCACGTTTGACGCCTTCAACCCCGACTTTAAAGCTCCAACGGAATCTGAAGCCCCTAGCGCTCCTGCCGCACAGCCAGAGCCTTCTGCGCCACCCCCACCTTCTGGAATGGCTGGTGTGACCATGCCAACTACAGCTCAGGACTTCATTAGAGCTGACTCTGAGGCGGATCTAAAGCGCGATGAGTACGGTCTGTACGGTCTTGGCGCTGGAACTGCTGTTGCCCTTGCTCCCAAAGCCTCTCAAATTGCCGCTGGTACATTGGGTAGAACCATGCGCGCCTTTGATATGGCTAGAAATCCACAGAAAGCCCCTACAGGCGGTTTGCCGACGGGTGGAGCACCTACTCCCCCACCAGCTCCCCCAAGCGCTCCTACAGGCGGTTTGCCCAGCTTACAAGGTCAACCAGTACCTTCTGTTGTTCGTCAGGCGCCTGCTACTGGCTATGGTACGTACAACTACGGCGTCTCCCAAGGCTTGACTGACATTGAGTCTGGTTTGGCAAAGGACATGACTAAGCAGGCTGGTGGTGTTCACGACCTGCTGACACAGCGTCGTGAAGCTTTGAACAGGCTTCAAGGCATGGGTGCTAACGACTTTGTAGAGAACCCACGGTTTGGCGGGATCATGACGCAGGCGCCTAGCGTGGGCGGTGGCGTTAGGGTAGACCCAGCAACTGGTGTTCCCCAATCTTTTGCCATGCGAGTACCAGAAGCTGGTCAGCCTGCTCAACTTGCACCTATTCCTAAAGCACCAATCATCCCTACAGTTCCACCCCCACTCTCGGGCTTAGATCAGGTGAAAAACATGTTTACTGGAATGATGAGACAGAGCATGAGGTACTTGCCAGTGGTTGGGCCCCCTTTGGCTGGCTTGAGTATCGGACGTGACTTGGCTGACATCGAGACTCAGTTTGATCGACCCCTCAAGGAGCGCGACTACACTGACATTGGTTTATCCACCGCTGGCATTTTGGCTACTGGTGCTTCACTGTATCCGCCTACTTTCCCTGTGGCGGCTCCTTTGAGCATCGGCATACCTGCTTTCCGTGGCATTCGCAGGAACATCTTGGCTCAAGAGTCAGACCCTGCTGTTCAGGCATTTATTCAGTCAGAGCCAACCGCAAGAGAATTAGAAGAAGCAAGTCGCCCATCTTTCAGGTATGCTAGACCTTGATAGAATTGCCATACAAGTGACTTTTCGAGCAGTTGCCACTTGTTTTAGCCCCCCCGTATAAGGGGGCTTTTTTTTACTCATCAAGTTCCTGCTCGAAGCGTTTAGCGTCCACTAAGTCGTCAAACTCGTGGCAGTCTTTGCGGTCTCTAGGGTTTTCGTTAAACTGTGTTTTAGCAAAGTCCCTAACAACGTAGTAGCGCTGAGCGTCTTCTGCCCACACCTTGATCTGATCAAGAAAGACTGGAAGCTGTGAAGACTTCCAATCCTCGCCAAACAGCTCGTTGATGAACTGTTTAGGTGTCATAGGTTTTCTCGATATTCACCAAGAGCGCGAGCTACGTTGGTGTTCAGCGAGTTAACGAACTTGATGCACATATCACGCTCGGTTTTAACGATAGCAGGCACAGCCGCCATGATGAAGCCGTCAGCCAGCTTTTGAAGGTCTTCTTCAAGGAAGTCGTAGTTCTCCTCAAGGTAGATCTTGCGGAAGGCTTCTTTGATTTCGTCTAGGTTTAGGTAGGGGTTCATGTGTGTTTATTTTTAGCTTGCCAGTATTTGAGGAGGTGATAGAACATCTCCTCCCCGCGTTCGAGGTCTTCTTGAGACCATTCTTTGATGACCACGAGACCGGGCTCCGTGACCGACACAAAGACATTTGCGCATCTCGCGTATGGAAGATCTAACCCCAAGCGATAGGCGGCTAATTGCATAAGGTGCTCGTCATACACGTCTACCTTCTCTGGGTCTGTGAACTCCTTTGTTTTAAAGTCAATCACAATCCCATCGCCGTCTTCGGTGTGTAGGTCTAGCTTTCCACCAAAGCCCAGATCATTGGCAAAGGACTTCTCAGCAACCCATGTAGGTTCACCAAAGTGCTTCTTAACCTCTTCACCCACGCCAAGCTGATAATCAGCCATATTGGCGATCATTACGCCCTCGTACCAACTCTCCAAAGCTGTGTGAACCTCTGTGCCCCTTTGAGCGGCGGCACGAGCGTGTTCTCTTGAGTCTTTGATGACTCGTTGGACGTACAGCTCTTCAGCCTCGTCTGGCGCCCTTGGAAGGGTCATGGCGGCGAGCATCATTTGATTGAGCTTCCACGCCTCGAGGCCGGGCTTTGCGGCACACCCAATGATCGTCGTAACCGACGGCACAAGGTTTAGCTTGCGCGCATCAGCCAGTGTAGTGTTACGTGGTTGTCCGTTCTTGGCTTCCACGGTGTATTTTGGTTGCCCATCTCGGGTGTACCAATGTGAGCTTTCGCTCGCTCTTACGGTAATGCTCATTTGACAGACCTCAGTTTGTTTGGAAAGCATTCTTCAAGGGTAAGTTGATATTCTTTTTCCAAACCGTGTAGCCAGTCTTGAAGCAGGTCAGCACGAAGCATCATGTCGTGCTTACGCCACTCTTCTAAGTTTCCAATCTCACCTGATCCTTCAGACCAGTTTGCTTTTAACGTGGGTTTTGCAGTGCTCATTTTGTTTCCTTTAATTTCCACTTTACTTTTGGTGATCCATTAGATGATTTGGCTATGCCATAACCGCAAGAGACAACAAGCTGTTCTCGCTTTGCGGTTCGGATAATATGCCCCCAAGCCCTACTATCTGGCGGAGGCTCAAGACCGTATAACTCAGCGTAAGCTCGTGCTTCTTCAACTAAGAATCCATATGGGTTTGACTGAGCAAACTGCATCAAGAAGTTATGTGCCCTTGTTGACCAGTCGCCCAGTTCCCTATCGGCTCGATCTGACGAGAGCCTAGCCATTTCATGACCCTTGCTCTCATAAAAACCGAACATGTCAGCCGTTGAGTTGTCTGTAGGGTATTTCATGATCAGAAGGGCAAATCGTCTTCCATGTCGTCAAAGCCGCTAGAAGGGGCTTTATCGGGCTTTGGAGCGGTTTTTCTGCCTTGGACAGCCTGCCACTCAGGTGAGTCCTCAATCATCGCCTTAAGGCCCTTTCCGAAGGTTTCAAACAACTCAAGATCAGGTTCTGCGATACGGAACACTTGGTTGGGGTTGATGGCCGGCGGAAGTCCAGCTTGTTTGATGACCGAAGGAACAGGAGCTACGCCCTTGACATTGGAGTACATCTTGCCGTTTTTGCCGGGTCTTGGGATCACCGTCAACATGCACCAAGCTCCGAGGATGCTCTGGATGTCAAAGCGTCTCATCTCCGTGTCTGTGAATGGCTTGTTACGCCAATTCTGTAAGTCGATCCGCAAGTTAGCCTTTTCTGACCAACTCAGCGTGTAGTTCTTGAAGATCGCTAATGGGTCACCGCGCTCAGTGACGAGCTCGTTCCCTTCGTCGTCTTTGCCGTGGAGTTCCCAACCAAGCATGATCTTGCGTTGATGCTTCTCTTGACCTTCGTACTCAGAACGCTGGGTTCCTAAGTCGATGATGCGATAGCAACGTGCAAGATGAAGACCTGCTGGCACGGGTTTAAAGTCGCCTGCTGGCGCTGTGTTTTCTACAAAAAAGCTCATGATTTTTCCTTAAAAATGTCGTTAAATTGGCTAGTAAACTGATTGATAAACTGGTTTAGTTTTGGGTCTGTTTTGGTTGCTTCCTCAAGTAAATATTTTTCGTATTCCTGCTGTAACACAGGGTCTTTTTTCCATTCCTCGTACTCTTTGTGTGTTGCCATGGTGATCCTCACTTATCTGATCCAAAAAAGAATGCCATTCCGATTTCGTCAGGGATCCTAGCCCCGCCGCTGTATATGTGGTTGATGTCCACGTTTTCGTTCATGCCATCAGCGATGCCCATGAAGTAGTGAAGGTTCTCTGTGTGCCAATCAAGCACCATGAGAATGCCGATGCGACCTTTGCTGGTGTCAAACCATAGGACGTCTTGTAAGTTCATTCTTCGTCCTCTGGATATTCTTCTGGGTCTTCGCGATCTTCGTCTGTTTCAATCGCCGTGTTTTGAGCCTCTTGCTCACGTACAGCTTTGTTGCGCTCTTCGAGCTCTTTCCACTCTTGGGGCGTACGCTTAGGGTTGATAAAGCCTTCAGGGCTTTCGGCTTCAAGTTCAGCCATAGTTTTGTGAGTCATTAGGGTCTCCAAATAAAAACGTCAAGGGCTAAGATCACTGCACCGATGGCAAACAGGATCACGTTGATGCGCATGGTGCGGAATTCTTTGTCGTTCATGTCAAACCTCCCACACAACTAATGCGGTGTACAGGGCAACAAGAAACAAAGCGTAGGCAACCCAAGTTGCAATTCGGCGCTGAGAGAACTCAGGCTCAATGTTGAGTAAAGCCATTTGCAGAAGCTCTGCGTCATGACTCATGTCGTTGCGTTTGGGAGGGGTGTAGCGACACCCAATCTGAAGACCAGACTTGGTCGTGTAGGGAAGTTGTTTATCCATTGATTTCTCCTTAACCGCCGTATCGGCGTACGCGAATCTTAACACGGTGTTAAAAGCAGTCAACACAATCCCGACTAAATTGTGTGGTTTCTTTTAATTTAAAGTTAATGTATACTTGTCGCCAAGGAAGAACAAAAATGAAATTGCGTGAGTATTTTGAGACGGAACCGCTAGGCGCCAGAGGAGAGATGGCGGCGCATCTTGGCATCAGTTTGACATGGATGTCACTGTTGATCCACGAGCGCAGAACTGCTTCTGCCGCGTTAGCTGTTAAGATTGAAAAAGCAACACAAGGACTGGTCACAAGAAAAGACTTGCGTCCAGATTTGTTTTTCGTGTAAAGTTTGAGGCACGGCTAGGTAGGGCTTGATCACCCTGCCGAAAAGCGTTCCATCCCCGCCTGCCGCTGTTTCTTTTTGGGATGTGTTATTGGGATCGGTATGCACTACTTTCAATTCAATATTGGCGACTATAGAGCCGCCACTGCGCATCTTTCAAACGAAGAGGATCTTGCTTATCGCAGGCTTCTCGACATGTACTACGACACCGAACAAAAGATCCCATTGGATACCCAGTGGGTTGCCAGACGGTTGCGAGTCGATACCAAGACGGTTGACGCTGTACTTGCGGACATGTTTGTCAAACAAGAGGATGGATGGTTTCATGCTCGTTGCCAAGTTGTGATTGAGCACTATCACGCCATGGCAGAGAAAAACAGGACTAATGGAAAATTAGGTGGTCGTAGAAAGAACCCAGTGGGTAACCCAGTGGGATCCGACTCGGAACCCAGCGCTAAGGCAACTAATAACCAAGAACTAATAACCAATAACGAATCTAAAGAAGCTAAAGCTTCTCCTGACATCGGCAAGCCGAAGTCAGTGCCCCCTGCACCAATTCAGGAAATAGTTGAGATGTATAACAACATCCTTCCTGAACTGCCACAGACTATCGTTGTCAACGATTCTCGTAAAAGAGCTATAGCCGCCAGATGGCGTGAGGTTGTCACTGCTGACAAACTTGACAGACAAGGTGGCTTGGACTTTTTCAAGTGGTACTTTGAGATGGTCAAGACCTCGAAGTTCCTGACAGGCAAATCTAAGGACTGGAAGGCTGACATGGACTTCCTGTTCAACCCAAGCAAGTTTCCCCGAATCATCGAAGGCACATACCACAAGGATCAAAAATGAGTTACGCATCAGCCAAACAGCGCTACGCTGAAAAAACAACAGATACATTTGATGGCCCTGAAAGCCATGACTGCTTTGCCAATGGTTGCCCCATGGCTGGTGGTATCTCCACTGGTGGCAAATGGGTCTGTGCCTACCACCATCAGGCTACTTCGGACATGTGGCCTCGTGTGACAGAAGCTCTGCGTGATGCTGAGAGCATCCGTGTTGCGATCAACGAAGTCATGAAGATCGACATGATCTCTTGGGGCGCCATGGTCAACGGCTATCCACCCAAGTGGCAAGAGTTTGCCGCTCTGTTTGACGACCAGCCAGAGCTTCAGCCGACTGAACACGAGAAGATCCGCAAAACAAAGTACGAATACCGCCTGCGCAACGAGCTGGCTATTCGTGCAGGCTTAGCAAAGAGAAAGGTATGACAAAGCATGAAGCCCAAAAAATCCTCGACCAAATCCGCGAGGGGTATGGTCATGCCTACACCGAGGCTTGCGCCATCGAATGTCTGTATCTCACAGGAGACCTTGGAGCACATGAAGCAATGCGAAGCTCGGGAATGGATGAGCAGGTACGAGAAGAAGGCTATCGAGAAAGGCTCCGCTGGCGCGCAATTATGGTGGCAAGGAGTAAAGAATGACATCGCAAAACGAAGAGGCAAACCAGCTTGTGACGACCTTGTCCAAAGAATGCAAAATGAACGCAACTTGCGTAGAGCTGGACTTCCCCCCAGCAGAGCTGTTTCCCAACAGAGCTAAGGGTGTTCATTGGGGACGATTACATAAACTGCGCGCAGACTATCGAGAGAACAGTGCGTGGTTAGCAAAACACCAACTGAAGGGATGGAAACATGCCGGCAAAGAGTTGATGTTGACGTTGACGTTTGAAATGCCAGACAAGCGTAAGCGTGATGCAGATAACTGCCTAGCCGCGGCCAAGGGAGCTTTAGACGGATTGGCTGACGCGATGAATGTAAATGACCAGCTTTTTCAACCAATCTTGATTTACCGCGTAGCCGGACAAAAGCCCGGCAAAATTTCAATCAAAATCGAGGAACAAACATGAGCGGAAAACTTATTGACCCTAACGACGCAGTGGACTTTATGATTGCCCACTCCGCCAAATATGCCGAGGCCGAGGCCAACAAGGTGTTTATGGAGGAGCTAAGGAAGACAATCAAGGCCGAGGAAATGAAAAACGCTGAGATTTATGGAAATGGCGAGTACAAGACCGCCGCCATGCAGGAACGCGAAGCCTACGCCTCCCCACGCTACAAAGAGCACTTAGAAGCCCTTAGACAAGCCGTACAGGAGCGCGAACGCCTCAGATGGCTCCTGATAGCCTGTCAGGAAAGAATCGCTGTATGGCGCTCTATGGAGGCTTCTAACCGCCACGTAGAGAAGGCCACCCTGTGAACAACTCCCTCACCGCCAAGGAAAAAGCCTATGTCGGGTTGGTCAAGGAGCTCCCCTGTTCTGTGTGCGACCAAGAGGGGCCCAGCGACGCCCATCACGTCAAACAGCACAGGCAGTACACCGTGGTGGCTCTGTGCAAGTCCTGCCACCAAGGAAGCAAGATGGGCTGGCACGGCGAGCGCAGGGCGTGGGCCATAGCCAAGATGGAGGAGATCGACGCCCTAAACGTGACGATTCAGAGGGTGATGGAGCTGTTGATCAAGAGGTAGGGTTTGTTTCTTTTTTGTTCTTTTTTTTGACATAAAACTAGCCTACGATTTCATGGCAACAATAGGTTGCGCTAACGGGGTAAATCATGAAATTTGAAATAGAGTTTGGTTGGATTGGAAATGAGAAGGTTACGATCGAGTCATGGGATTTCGAAAAAATTACCGAGATACATAATTTCATCCAATTCATGGAAGAAAACGGCTGGGCGGTTGACTATGAAGCAGTTGAGCCTGATGATGAAGATGATACGGAAGAAGAAGAAGTGATACCTGCGGGGTTGGTTTCAGACAACACTCTGTAACTTATAAGCTACAAAAGGGGCTTACTTCGCTAAGAGGTAAAGCCCCACATTTGAAAAAGCATATCCGATATATACCATTGCCATATACGGGTTCCCTTTGAAGAGTTGTTCCCCCGCAATGTAGGCGTAGATAAGCCCAGTGATGATGATTAAAGGCCCACTCATCAGAACTCACTCACGTCGTAGACTTGGCCCCTGAACTCGATCAACCCCTCTCCAAATTTATGGCACAGCTCTGGCCACAACAATCGACCATTGAAAAAGTTTAATACAGCAAAACCACTACGGTGATTGCTTGGATTTAGTTCGGCATAGGTAAATTGAGGGCCGTCAATTTCAGCCAATGTTCCGGTATCGACCCCAAACCTCACGCCATTATAATCACTGAACGGCGTTACTTTTAAGGAATGTAAGTGCCCACTAACCAATGAAACTCCCGCTTGGACGGTGTTGTTATGGGTAGCATGAATTCCGCCCTTATATCGGTGTTTGATAATGCACTGATCAGTAGGCCACACTGCCCAGCAAAAGTCCCAATCTGGGATATGGTCGGTGAGTTTAAACCCTTGAACTTCTTTAAACTGTGGCGCATGTTGAGCAAGCCTGTTGCCAAACCGAATGTCATGATTACCCCATGTAAACAGGAGCTTTACATTATGACGGGCGGCTTTAGCGACCTCCTCAATCTCGCCTAAAGCACCCTGACAAGCTTTTAATTCTTGAATGACAGAGGTCTGTGGCTGGTCAGTTACATCATGTCTTGATATAGACGCACCGTCAAATGCGTCTCCATTGCAAATCACAACCTGAGGGGCAAGCTCTTGTATCATGTACAAAAGCCCTTTAAACGCTGTGGAGCGTTGACCGGGTATGAAGTGAGCATCAGAAAATACAATTACACAGCCGTCCAGCATCCCAAGTTCAACTTGTTTTAGTGGAGAAAAAGATTTTGGTCTGCTGGCATCATATTTAGCACTCCGAGTGTCTATACCGCCTAATTTGATATTATGGGTTTCTTCCATACTACGTCTGCGGTAGTTCACTGCTCTTTCGGTAATGCCTAGAATCTTTGATAATTTTGTAACAGATTGATGCCTGTCCCACAGTTCTATAAACTGCTCATCTGTACAAGAATTCAGGTTATTACTTGATACCATGAGAATCCTTTGATGAGAGCAGGCGCTCTAACAAGTTAATAATTCGGTGCTCCTCTTTCTCCAAATCATCTTCACTGGATTTTGGATCTTGGGCTACCGTCATAAGATCGTGCAAAAAAACATGAAGTAACTCGTGCAGGGCTGTCTTGTCAAGGCTCTCTGGGGTAATCTTCTCCGCACCAAAGTCACCTAAGCGGTATATAGCCAACCTAGCCCCATCATTAAATTCAACCGAAGCCATTGCTTGTTTGGCCGGCTTCAATCCTTTTTCAATTCTCCAGTCGCCAAGATTCAACACTTGTTGCCAATTTTTGACACTTTGTGCAAACAATTCAGCGTGTTCTGACGTAGGAATGTTAGGCATTACAAGACCTTATACAAACTTTATTACACTTTTATTTAATAAATAGATTATTTATTAGGGTTTGTCCTAATAAAAATATTTTCAAAAGACTTCACAAGCGCTTTAACTTCGTGTTAAGATGCAATCACTGCAATCCGCAGTGTTACTTGAAAGACCAAAATGAGACCCATCGTAAAAGCCGCTCTGGCAATCCCTGAAATGCAATTCGCATTCGAGTGCATCTGTGCAGATGACTCACGCAAGTTTGGGAAAGAAATTACCCCTGACTTTTACTGTGACGAAGTCATCGTGAGCGAGGCTGAGTACCGCCTCTCTACCTACTTTGAAGACGGGCACATCAACGACGATATGCGCTTAGGTGAAGAAGGCGCCGAAGGCAAGAAGATTGCCCAGAAGGACGTTCGTATGCTCAAGGCGTTCATCAAGAAGTACAAGACCATGGACAGCATGTGGAGCAAGTACACCAACCACTTGATCAAATAAGCCAGTAGGGGGGTCAAACCCCCTACTAGGGAAACTACCTAGAAAATAATTTAAAAAAAGATTGCACACACGCTTTAACTTAGTGTTACAATACATTCACTGCAACAAGCAGGTTACATGAAAAAGGAAATTGGAAATGACTACTACTACAGCTCTCAAGATCGTTGACCAACTCGGTTTGATCGAAGACCAAATTGCCGCTCTGCAAGAGCAGGCAGACGACCTCAAGAACCAACTCAAAATGTTGGGCCAAGGTTCTTACGCTGGCACGATGTACGTGACCACCATCAAGCACACCCCAGAGAAGAAAACGACAGCATGGTCTGCCGTTGCCAAAGAGCTGAACGCTCCTGCTGACCTGATCGCCAAGCACACCAAGGTCACCTACAACATCCTCGCCGCCGAAACAAAGGCATTGTCAAACTAATCCCTGCCCTTCGGGGCATTTACTTGAAAGACCATTATGAACTTTGAAAACATCTACACAGAAGCCCTCAACGCCGCCAAAGCCGCTGAGTCCGCATTTATGGAAAAGCATGGCGAGCCACTGTACTGTGGCTTTGCTTGGGTTGACTTGCCAAGCGCTCGTGTTCCCTTTGTGAACTGGTGCAAGAAAAACAATGTCGGTCGCAAGCACTGGCAAAAGGGCTGGTCTATCTGGAACCCAGCCAACAACCCAACACAGTCCATGGACGTCAAAGAAGCCGGCGCCTATGCATTCGCAGAAGTCCTGCGCAAGCACGGCATCACAGCTTACGCAGGATCAAGGGCAGATTAAAAGATGGGGCTTGTGCCCCTCTTTAATTTCATGTTACAATGCAATCACGCCAATCAGGCGTTTACTTGAAGGAAATTAAAATGGCAAATGAAATTGAAACATCATTCAACACTGAAGCGCAAGTCCGCATTAGCGTTGACCAGTACGACAGCGGAGTATGGCTGTGCCTGCAAGGGCGCCGTGCAATGATGAGCGCCGTAATGACTCGCGCCGAAGCTGAGCAATTGCTGGCTAATTTGCAACTCGTCCTTGCTAAAGAGGTGACAGCATGACCACTTTATTTAAATTGGAAGAGCACCTCATGATGCTGTTGGTCGAAGACAAGATCTGCTTCGAAGAGGGCGATTGGGATCATTTGGCAAAAATCCGTATGGCCATAGACGACACACGCGATCAGATCGAGTCTTTCAAAAAGGTGACAGCATGAGCGAGACCAACATGAGCCCGTACATCAAAGGTTTCAACGCAGGTGTGGACTGCGTTTTGACCGAAATCGAGCGACTTGAGAAAACAGGGGCTCTGAGCCTCGATCAGCTACTCAAGCACCTTGACCCTCAACGAGATCAAAAAATGGCTCAAACGCCCGATAAAGGTGCTCTATGAGGCTTTCTGTGATCAAGAGCGTACGAGTTACGCTTCGCGGAATACCTGACGGTATAACTTTAGAAGATCTATCTGAGCTTTTGGATAGATCAAAATACAACATAAGGAAAGCGTTAAAGAACATGCCTGACGTGTACATAGATCGATGGGAAGTAGCACCAAGAGGGCAATTCAAAGCTATTTGGTGCATCGTTACCCCGCCAGAAGATTGTCCAAGACCTAATGGGAGAAGTCATGATAATTAAACGTGCAATTGCTGTAGAAAGCCTTACAAAGGTTTGCGAGGAAAGCCTAAACCTAATCAAGCAATTGATTGATGCCGACAACGATGTATATGCCAAGGGGTTTGAAGATGGCATGGCGGCGCAAGCTAAAGTGCAACAGACTTTAAAACCTTTTGCAGGGCTTACGGATGAGGAGATTCAGAAGGCTTTGGGTGTAACGCCTGAGAGCTCCAACTGGAACATGGTCATGGTGCTCGAATGGGCAAAGAAGATTGAAACCGCAATACTGGAGAAAAACAATGGATGATGATATTCAAGACTACATGCGCCCTTGGAAAGGGTTGACAGAAGACGAAGCAATTGAGCTTTTGCCTATTGGTGATTGGGAAATTGAATCTACTTTAGTGTTTGCTCGAGCAATTGAAGCCAAACTCAAAGAGAAGAACACATGATCAAGTACGAGGGCTATGACGAAGCGATCATTGGCCCCGCCATGATCTGGCGTGATCGACAACAGGTTCAGGTACTCGTGTACGACGCCGAAAAGATAAGGGAAATACTCATGCGTGATGGCATAACCGCCGAAGAAGCAAGAGAGTACATAGAGTTCAACATTGAGGGTGGCTACCTAGGAATTACAACTCCTGTGTTGGCTTGGTCTCAAGACTTTTGGGACGAAGAATGACTGAGCAAGAAACGATTGCAGAGCTACAGGTCAAGGTGCAAGAACTTGAGTCAAAGCTGAAACACGCCACAGTAAAAGCCGCAAACCTTGAGAAACAAAACAAAGAATTCAAGCTAACTATCAAGGACATGGATAGAAGAATAATGAGGGGACTGAAGGACTGATTGCATACAAACACAAAGATCCGTTAAACTTTGGGTTAAAGGAGTGCAGTGATGGCCAAGAAACCAAAGAGTCTTTCCAGCGACCCAGTCGCCGATGTGACAGGTAAGCCGCAAACAAAAGAGGTGACCAAGACAGGCAGACCTTCCAAGTACACGGATGAGCTAGTCAATACCATCTGTTTACGTATAGCAGAAGGGGAAAGTCTGAACAAAATATGCAAAGACGAGAAGATGCCAGACAAGGCGACCGTGTTCCGTTGGTTGGTGAACGATCAAGTCTTTTGCGACAAATACGCACGTGCGCGTGAACTTCAGGCTGAGACGCAGTTTGATGAATTGATCGACATCGTTGACCAACACCCTGATTTAGCTCACGTCATAGGCAAAAACGGTGAGGTGATCGAGGTCAAGTTCGATTCTTCCTACGTACAGTGGATGAAGCTTAGGGTTGACACCCGCAAGTGGACAGCCGCTCGCATGGCGCCTAAGAAGTACGGTGAGCACAAGCAGGCTGAACAAGAGTTCGATCCGATGGTCATTGACGTGGATGTGAAGAAGATGATGGACGTTGCCCTTAAGCGTCTTGAGATGTCACGGATCAATTGATGAGCGAAACAAGAATCATCAGTGATGCTGAGGCCAATCAACTTACCGCGGAACTCTTAAAAGAAGTCCAACAGAAAGCCAGCCCCTACTGGCGTATAGCCATTGCAAAGCGCTCAGAATGGCTTACAGGCGCTTTTGATCACCAGAAGCCACCAGAGGGTGAGCCTTGGGGTGAAGACAAGCAATGGGGAATATGGCTCATGTTAGCTGGCCGAGGCGCCGGCAAGACCCGTACCGCGGCTGAACAGCTTTGGTGGTGGGCATGGGAGAACCCCAAAACCCGATGGCTCGTGTCAGCTCCTACGTCTATGGACGTTAGGGGTACGTGTTTTGAGGGTGAGTCAGGGCTGATGGCTGTGATCCCACCTGCGTTGATACGAGACTACAACAAAGCCCTACATGAAATTGTCCTAATCAACGGGAGCCTGATCAAAGGTATCAGCGCCAGCGAACCTGATCGCTTCCGTGGTGGCCAGTATCACGGCGCATGGCTGGACGAGCTGGCCGCTTGGGATTACCTTGACGAAGCGTGGTACAACATCCAGTTCGCCGTGCGTCTAAAGAAGGACGACGGTAGGACGCAGATCATTGCCACGACTACCCCACGTCCCAAAGACCTGATCGTAGAGCTCATAGGGCGTGAAGGAGACGACGTAGCGCTCACCACGGCATCTACCTATGTCAACCTAGAAAACCTTGCGCCAAGCTTCAAGAAGCAGATCCTCGCCTTTGAAGGAACCCGCATAGGACGTCAGGAAATCCACGCGGAGCTCATAGACCCCGAGGAATCAGGTATCGTCAAGCGCGAGATGTTTAAGCTTTGGGCGCCCAACAAGGCGTTCCCCAAGTTCGAGTACATCCTACAAAGCTACGATTGCGCCAGCTCAGAGAAGACTGTCAACGATCCAACAGCGTCCATCACGTTCGGCGTGTTCAAGCCACTAGACGGCCCCATGTCCGCGATGGTGATCGACTGTTGGCAGGATCGCCTGCAATACCCAGACCTACGCCCCAAGGTGATTGAGGAGTACGACGTGGTGTACGGCGAGGGCAAAGAGAAGAAGCGCATAGACCTAATCCTTGTGGAGGACAAGTCCTCGGGCATAGCTCTTATACAAGACTTGCAACGAGCGCACCTGCCTGTTCGGGCGTACAACCCCGGTCGGGCTGACAAGATCCAACGCCTGAACATCGTGTCCAACATCATCGCCGCTGGGCGTGTATGGATCCCTGAGAGCGGCGTTAGGAGGGGCTACGTCAAGGACTGGGCTGAGGGCTTCGTGTCCCAGATCTGTAGCTTCCCTGACTCAACCCACGACGACTTTGTGGACGCCTGCACCCAAGGCTTGCGGTTCCTACGCGATGCTGGCTGGCTGGACATCGATGGCGCCCCAAGGGACGACTATGACGAGGACGACTACTTGGACAGTGGCATGGCTAAGAAGCGCGAGAACCCATATTCACAATGATGGACGAACTCCAACACCCAAGGTATCATTGGGCTAACAGCAACTCAGCGGGATAAGCCATGGCTGACGAAAACAAACCAGCGTTCTACCCACGAGTTGGGAACATTAGGAATAAGAACTTCAAGTCGGCTCAGCCAATGCCGTTCATTGATGACGAACGTGCGATGGAGCTTCCGCAGTACAGCGAGTTCATCCCTAAGCTTGGAACGGTTGACCTTAGCGTCCCTACTAAAGAGAACCGAGAGCTGAACAGACGCATTACCCAACGTGACGCTGACCTCATGCGCCAAGTGCAGGCTGACAGGTCTTTCCCTGAGAAGCTGGCTGGTGGCTTACAGGCTGGTAGGTTGATGGGTTCAGCCCTCGCTCAATCTGTTGCTTCAATCCCTACAGCGATCACCAAGGGCGGTAAAGCCGCTGAGGAGTACATCGCCGAGAACATGTACAAGCCTACACAGCCCTTGGCGTATGAGTACGCTGGTGACATTGGCGACTTCCTTGAGAAGCTCGAGACACAGTACAAGATCCCACCAGTGCTACCCGAGGCGATGGCTTTGCAGTACTTGACAGGCCCCGCCACAGCCCAAGCCATGAGAACAGCAGGCAAGGGAGCAGAGCAGGCTGGCAGAGCGATTGAGCGCCGTATGGAGCCCGTTGTCAGGGGAGCCTTAGAGCAAGGCGGTCTACCTCGAGAGATGGTCATGGCGATGGGCGCTAACACGCAGTCCAACGTGATCAAGCCCAAGGGTGGTAACTGGCTCCGTGGTGATGTTGAAAAAGCTCTTGATCCTTTGCTTGCACAAGGCATGATCAATAACCGCAACATTCCTTATGGCCCAGAATTTGATCTTGCTATCCGCCAACGTATTGAAGATTTAAAACAAGCCGCAAGCCAGCCAGACTACAAGGGTGGCGCAGGAAGGGTTGCCGAGCATCTTGAAAGAGAGATGGAAAACCCAAGAACAAATGAAGTTGCTTTGAACAAATGGATTCAAAGTAACTTGACCAACTATGTCAAGAAGGAAATGGGCACGCCTGAAGACCCAGTGCGTAAGCTGGCAGAGCAAGGCATCAGCCATTTGCCTAGAGACTTGCAAAACATTGAGATGACTTGGACGCCTGAAGAGTTGGCTAAAACACGCAAGCGTTTTGGATTTCCAGAAGAAGAAACCGCAACAAATCCAACTGCCAAGATGTGGGAGCAGATGGCTGACGAAATGATTGCTCCAAGCAGAGCTACAGAATTTGGGGAAAAAGCAAGACAGCAAAACCCTTGGCTTGAAAAATTAAACCCCTATGACACGGTCTACGAAACAATGCGTGGGATGCCTCAAGCTCTAAAATTTGACCATATTGTTGACGTGCTTAGGCAAGACGTAGCCTCTGGTCGCATCCGCCCTGAGCAACTGAACAAGGTCAGCATGGAGCAGGCTGTACGCCGCACCTTTGAGTATGACCAAGAGCTTGCACGTAAGATGAACGAGGCTCGTGCTACATCTCGTGCCGAGTTACCTGTTTATAAAGATTATCCAGAAGGCTTTAAGTGGGTGGAGCTGAACCGCCCCGGCGACTTTGCCGCAGAGTCAGACGCCATGGGACACTCAGTTCGTGGGTATGAGCCACCAAAAGGGCATCCTGATTGGGTAGAGGGTTCTAGTGATAGCGGTAGTTCATCATATGGTTTAGGTGGATGGGAAGCCATAAAAAGTGGCGATGCAAAAGTTTACTCATTAGTTGATGCCAAAGGCGAGCCTCATGTTACCGTTGAGGTTGGCAAAGCAAGACCAACTCAAGCCGACATTGAAAAGCAACCTCAAGAAGTGCAAGACGAATTTACAAGGCGTTTTGACAATTGGGTATATGGCATTGATTACAGACCAAGCCCAGAAGAAATAAAGCGCGAAACTGAACTTTTGTTTAAGGACATGAAAATTCCTACAAATGAACAAATTGTTCAAATCAAAGGCAAGGGCAACGCCAAGCCCAAAGACGACTACCTGCCATTTGTTCAGGATTTCGTTAAAGGCGCAAATTGGTCTGATGTTGGAGACCTAAAAAACACAGGCTTATACAGAGCCGACCCTGACGAGCTTGGTATGTTTATTCCTACTGATCCAAGACTGCAACACATGCCGGGACGCAGGTCAGAAGATTTTCATAGAGCTAAAGAAGCTGGCTTGTTTGGTGAAAACAAATATCTAACACGCAATGAATGGGAAGACATCCTGCGCAAACAAATTGAGTCTGAGTCTGGCCCTCTCCCGCCTTTGCCAGACGAAGGCATGAAGCGTGGAGGCAAGGTCTCCATCTCCAACAACCCTGACACTATGATGCTCGAGGTGAACAACCAAAAGATGAAGAACGGTGAGCCAGCTTATGCAGGTGGCAAGCTCATAATCGGCAAGGGTTTGAAAGCGGCTAAGCCCCCAAAGGTTGAAATCCCACGCATTGCCATGCAGTTTGGCAACGACCTTGAGCTGAACATGAACGAGGTTGAGAACTTGGCAAGGCGCTATCCTTCGGTGGATCGCATCAACATGAACTACAAGGACGTCACAAAGCGCGTCCCAGAGCTCACAGAAGCCGCTCAGAAGCTTCAAGCAGGTGAGCTTGACCGTGAGACCTACGCCAAGCTTGTGCAGGCTCTGAAGCCCGTTAAGCCCTACGACTTTGTACCCAAGCCTGCCACAGCAGAAGAAGCTAGGGGAGCACTGAAGGAAGATGCACGAGATACATACGGCATTCCATCCCAAACGCTTAAGGCTGGGCACCCAGTGGGTTTACGCTTGGACATCCCTGCCTACACAAACAAAGGTGTGTGGGTGCCCACTGTCCACGAGCAGGACTCTGGCTTTGGTGCAGGCAAGAAGATTGGTCACGAGAGCGTAGCCTCCGTGCTCAACCCTGAGTTCGGCATGTCTGAGAAAGCGGCTCTGAGCATTGCAAGCGGCAAGCCCAAGGGAACCATAGCAACGATCAAGGGTGATTGGAACCCAACGAGCGAGGCGGACATTATTGCCAAGGCTAAGGAGTATCTGAAGCACCCAGAGTGGCGTCAGGTTGGCATGGATCCAGAGCGTCACAGCTACTTCTATGATCGCGAGACCATGGCGCCTGTGATCAATGCTGAGGAGGTCATTCAGATCGGCCCCCTCGTGCTGGCAAAGAACCCCAAGTTTGGCAAGCCTGAAGACTTCAAGTACGCCAAGGGCGGCTTGGCTCACATGAAAGAGGGCGGTTCAGAAGACGACGCTAAGCCCTACTTCGGCGGTGCTGGCACAAAGAAGTACGCCCCTGCTAAAAAGCGAGCTGAGGACGCAGACGTCAACCTGCTCAAAGATCCGCGCACCTACGCCACTGTCGCTGGCTTCATGGGCGAACGTCCAGATGAGATGGGCTTTAGCGTCTTGCACCCTGACTACCAAGGCGTTAGAGAAGCGGCTGATCCTGCGTTCTATGCTGGTACAGCGTTAGGCGTTGCCCCAATGATGAAGGTGTTAAAAGCGCCAGCCATGGCGTTAGGCAGAGCTGGTGAGAAGCTTGCTGAGAATGTTGTTCCGCAGATCATGGAGCGTGGTGGCGTTGGAGCTGACATTCTTGGTGGGCTGGCGCAGGGTACACGCTCAAACATCCACTTGCCACACACTGAAAAGAGCCCCGATCCCACAGTGGGAACACGCTATAAGCGCACAGACATTGGCGGCTTAGTTCCACGCAAAGATCTGGACATTGAGAAGCTTGACAAGTCCAGCGTGAAGGTTTTCCCTTGGGATGCATCTGACCGCAACAAGCTTGTGACTGAAGTCAGTGACATACCGTTGACCAATCCTGTGTTGCTAGAAGGTGGCGACAACTACATGCGTGACATCAAGCACGTCAAGAAGCGTATTGCTGGCGCTTCTAACGAAGGTATTGCAAACCGCATTCAGGATCGTATTGACCAAGCCTCCGTAGAGAACCAGATTCTTGGTGGCACTGGAAAGGTTTTTGGCTTCCCCATCCGTATGGCTGACAAGGCTGAACATGCGTCAACATTCCCAACTGACATTGCGATGGACTTGCTTAAACAGGGTAACCTCAGCAGAAAAGAGCTAGATGACCTGACCAATGAGTTGCGTGGCATGTCTTTTGAAGCTAAAGGCAAAGGTTACTTCCAGAACGTCGCGCCAATTGATTCGCCTGAGTTCTTGGTTCAGCTTCGCGAAGGCATCAAGGGCAACAAGGAAAAAGGCATTACGTCTGTTACGGACATGAATTTGCGTCGGGCACTGATGGATCGCCTGAGCCAAAAGAAGTTTCAAAAGCGCCTTGAGTACAACTATCCAGACCTAATCGGATCTGTCATTGCAGACGAGCTTAAAGGCGTCCCAAAGGGATGGGTTGGCAACGTATCTGCTGAGCTTGATCCGTTTAGCAAGATCCGACCATCCAAGTCTTCAACCTACTCGCATGACTTTGGCGGCAAGTATTACGCATCTATGCCAAACATGCCTGTAGAGTTTTTGATGCCAAACACATTTGAAGGCATCTATCGTGAGATGAAGGCGTTGTACCCAAGCGCAAAGCCAGAAGCGTTGCGCAACATGGCTATTGGAGCTATGGAGAAGCGCAAGGAAAATATCTCTGAGATGATCGGCCCTCGCTCCATCGATGCCGTCAAGCTCTACCAAGAAGGCTTGAAGCAGGGCGAGTTTGATCCTAACGACATCAAGCAGATCTATGATTACATGCGTAGGAAGAAGTTTCAGCTTAAGCTTAAAGACGGCGGAACCGTTAAAAAGCCAGCAGGAGCTGTCAAGCAACCAGCCGCCTACATTGATGGCAGTGAGTTCGTAGAAGCCGCTCAGAAGTACGGCATCAAGGACAGCATGAACAACCTCAACAAGATCGTAGACCTTGTCAACAAGGGCTTGTCAGTAGATGACGCGGCGCGTCAAGTTGCTGACAGTGGTATGCACAAAGCCGCTGGTGGTGCTATCACTGGTGACGATCTGATCTTAGAGGAGAGACCGCTATGAGTTTACTTCGTGGACTAGCTGACATCGGCGTACAAGCCACAAAGAAAAAACCCTTCTACTCCGCTGTGGATGAGACGCTTGCTAACCTCAAGCGCAACAAGGGTACAGGCGCTGAGTTTCTAACCGAAGTCATGAAGACCAAGGGCGTTAAGCCTGCGGAGATTGCTGATCGTAAGCTTGAGCAGGCGTTCAAGGACAAAGGCAAGATGACCAAGCAAGAGGCTCAGCAAGTCTTAGCTGATAACCCTCCACCTCAAGTTAGTGAGCGCCATCTTACAGAGATCAGTGACACCGAGCGCGATGACTTGTTACGAGACAGGATCGAGACTTCTGGATATGACTCATGGGATGAGGTTCCTAGTCGTGTAATACGGAAATGGAACGAAGAGATTGATGAAGATCTTGAGAAGTACAGTGAATACAAAACCGCTGGTGGTGAGAACTACCGCGAGATGTTATTGAAGTTACCTAAACTAGACACATCAAAAGGCGACAACAACTATTGGTCAACTCATTTTTTGCAAGACCCTAATGTTTTAGCGCACATGCGTGTGCAAGACAGGCTTATTCCCCAGCCCCCACAAAAGGGCTTCTATGTTGTCAACAATACGTCTGGCAGGAAATCACAGATGTTTAATACGCCTGAAGAGTTGCAGGCTTATGTTGAGACTTTGCCTGAGAACATACGCAACAACGTAACGATGGCACAGGGTGAGCAAAAGACTCCGCCTAAAAAGATCTTGCAGGTTGAAGAGATCCAATCTGACTGGCATCAAACTGGTCGCAAGAAGGGATACAAGCCCGATGACTACATAGAGCAAAGCAATGCGCTTGAAAAAGAATTTAAAGATTTAGTTAACAAGCGCGGTCAACTTCGTGATGAAGCTGAGCGCATAGGTTATCGAGGCGAAGGACACAGAGCCTTAGTTGATGAGGCAAACATCATCACCCCCAAGCTCATGCAGTTGCAAGAGCAAAGGGACGAGTTGCAGAACATCATCAATTACGGTGTACCTGACGCTCCATTTAAAAAGAACTGGCACGAGCTGGCTATGAAACGCCTACTTAACTACGCCGCTGAGAATGGATACGACAGTATTGCAATCTCGCCGGGTGCCGAGCAATTCAGGCGCTACGGCAGTGAACGCATCGATTGGAAGAAGAGCGACGACGGTTGGACTGTAGGAGCCAAAGAGCAATACGGTGGCGGATACGGCAATGAAGACATTGAAAATCTAGCTCGTGATCGCGGTATATTGCTTGAGAGGGGTGGCGATCCAGTCAAGACAAAAGAAGACCTGCACCGAATCATGAGCATAGTCATGCGTCGTGATAACACTAAAGAGCAAATAGATAAGCTCACGAACCGCGTATGGGATCGTATGCAGACGGAACCAGAAGGTACATCCTTACCCCGAAAGGAAGGTATGGAAGGCTTTTACGACAAGATGCTGACCGACTACCTAAACACTTTTGGCGATAAATACGGCGCCAAGGTTGAGATGAACAGTATTCCTGTATCCACCAGAGACCCTAAGAGCACATCTTGGGGCGGTGGTATGCGTGGTGATCACCCATTCATTACCGTCCAAGACCTCAATGAACCATTTGATGGCATGGTAGATCTGATGAGGCGTGATCCAGAAACTGGCGAAGAAACTTTAGTTGGCAGAATGGCAAGGGCGGACTCTGAGCGTCTCATGGCTGAAGAGCTTCAGAAGCTGGACACGTTTAACCAGATCAAGCTCCACAACTTCCCCATCACACCAGAGATGCGTGAATCCATCAAGCAGAAGGGTCTACCCCTGTACCAACAGGTTGGCATCCCAACGGCTGGCGCTGGCGCGGCATCTCAAATGCTTGAGCCTCAAGAAGAGCCTGAATACAGCAAGGGCGGATCAATTGCCAAGATGGCGGCTCTTGCTAAGATGAAGAAGATGAAGGAAGAGATGGCGCCTAGAGCTGAGGCTGTTAAAGCTTTGATCGCTAGGGATCAGAACAGATACCTTGCCGACGTTGTCCCTAACTCACTGACAAACGCTGAGATCAAGGCAGAGATTGAGCGTATGGCGGCTAAAGCCCCAATGATCATGAAGCCTAGCGCATTGACTGAGCTAAAGAAGATTGTCCAGCAAGAGAAGGGTGGCTACGGCGCAAGGCGTGTAGAACGTGCGTCTGACGAAGTGCCAAACCTTGAGAACCTGTACAACCTAGATGCGCTCAAAGAACGGTTTCTAGGCGACAACGCCAAAGCGTTGATGACCATGAGTCCAGCGGACTTTGAGAAGTTTGCGTCTGAGTTGCAAGGTAAGACAAGCGTAGGCCCAAAGGCGGCGGAGTCAGCCAAGCAGGGCGAAATTACTAAGTACACCGTACCAACAAATGAGTATGTCAAACACCTTGAGCGAATTGCTATGTTTGATAGCGTTCCTTACCTTAACTTGGCAAAAGAAGAAGTTGGTCTGCCATTACTCCCCTACATTTCAGGTCATGAAGGTCGCCACCGCAGTAGAGCGTTGGCTGGCAGGGGTGAGAAGAGTAACTTGGTTGGTATAACCCCAACAATGGATCTGCGTGAGGGATTGCCACGGCGCTCTCAAGAAGAATTTATTGAGGCGATGAAAAAAGAATTAGAGTTGTCTGGTGGTTTGGTGTTGCCACAATCCGAGCCTATGCTTGGTGGTCGCCCACCAATTATTCTGCCTGATGTCTACGCTAAAGGTGGCGCAGTTAAACCAAAAGTTAAAGACGCAAAAAGCGGCAAGGTTACAATGACCAAGAACCGCGATACTATGTTCATGGAACTGAGCAACAAGAAGCTCAAAAGGAAATAAGCTATGGCGACACAATTCCCACAAGACCAAAACGCTGGTCGTTTTATCGACGGGTTAAAGAACGAACAGGTCGATGAGGACGAAGGCATTGAGTATGAGATGCCCCCAGAAGACGCTGAGGTCGAGGAGTTGCCTGACGGCTCTGCCATTGTTCGCATGGACAGTAAAGGCCCCATGGAGGACGAAGACTTCTACGCCAACTTGGCAGAAGAGATCGACCCCTATGACCTGAATAAGATTGCCCTACGCTACATGGACTTGGTCGAGAACGACAAGAAGTCTCGTGAGGAGCGCGACAAGAAGTACGAAGAAGGTCTCAAGCGTACGGGCATGGGGAATGATGCGCCGGGCGGTGCCACCTTCATGGGCGCCAGCAAGGTTGTTCACCCTGTCATGGCTGAAGCCTGCGTGGACTTCGCCTCTCGTGCCATCAAAGAGATGTTCCCACCTGATGGCCCTACCCGCACCAAGATCCTTGGTGACGTGGATGAGTCCAAGATTCAGAAGGCTGAGCGCAAGCGCGACTACATGAATTGGCAGTTGACTGAGCAGATCGAAGAGTTCCGCGACGAGCAGGAGCAGATGCTGACTCAGCTTCCTTTGGGTGGCTCACAGTACATCAAGCTGTGGTACGACGAGAAGAAGAAGCGTCCCTGCGCTGAGTTCATGCCCATCGACAACATTCTGTTGCCCTTTGCCGCGGCTAACTTCTACACAGCCCAGCGCGTCACTGAGATGCAGACCATCACCGAGTGGGAGTTCAAGAACCGCATTCGCTCAGGTTTGTACCGTGACATCGACCTTATTCGTGTTAGCGCTGAACCTGAAGAGACGCACTCACAGAAGGCTAACAACAAGATTGAAGGTCGCAAGTACGAAGACAACGAAGACGGACTGCGCAAGGTCTATCACATCTACACATGGCTTGAGCTAGAAGATGACCCACTGACAGACGGTGAGTCAGCCCCCTACATCTTGATGATTGACGAGCACGAGAACGAGTGCGTCGGCTTGTATCGCAATTGGGAAGAGGGCGACGAGACCATGACCAAGTTAGATTGGTTGGTCGAGTTCAAGTTCATCCCATGGCGTGGCGCCTACGCTATTGGCTTGCCACAGCTCATCGGTGGCTTGTCAGCCGCTCTTACAGGCTCCTTACGCGCTTTGTTGGATTCCGCACACATCAACAACGCGGCGACCATGCTCAAGCTCAAGGGAGCAAAGATTTCTGGTCAGTCCCAACAGGTCGATGTAACGCAGGTTTGTGAGATCGAAGGTGCGCCGGGCGTCGATGACATCCGCAAGATCGCCATGCCCATGCCCTTCAACCCACCCTCACAGGTTCTATTTGAGCTTCTAGGATGGCTTGACAAGGCGGCTAAGGGGGTAGTAACCACCGCAGAGGAAAAGATCGCTGACGTGACCTCCAACACCCCTGTAGGAACCACCCAAGCTTTGATCGAGCAGGGCGCCGCGGTGTTCTCTGCCATTCACTCACGTCTACACGAGTCACAGGGTCGAGTCCTCAAGATCCTTGGACGCCTCAATCGTTGGTACTTAGACGAGCAACGCAAGGGTGAAGTGGTTCAAGACCTCGACATTCGCAAGGAAGACTTCGCTTCTAACACGGACGTAATCCCTGTATCTGACCCGCACATCTTCTCTGAGACTCAGCGTATGGCGCAGAGCCAAGCGGTGATGGCGTTGATGGAGAAGAACCCTGACCTGTTTAACCGAAAGGTCGTGGTGGAGAGGTTCTTGAAGCAGATCAAGGTGCCGGGCATCAACGAGATCATGAAAGACGTCCCAGCTCCTGAGAAGCGCGACTCTGCCAATGAGAACGTCGCCATGATGCTTGGGCAAGCCGCCTTTGCCTACATGGAGCAAGACCACCTGTCTCACATCCAAAGCCACATGGACTTCTACAAAGACCCAGTGTTTGGCTCAAACCCCTTGGTTCAGCCTATCATCCTGCCCCAGATGGTCGAGCACTTGAAGCAACACATCTCCATGTGGTACTTGAACCGCATGAATGGCTACATTGTGAAGACTTTGGGTCGCCAAGCCACGGACTACGACGATCCAAAGGTTACGCCAGAGGCAGACAAGCTCATGGCTATCGCCTCACAGCACGTTTCTTTGGACACGCAGAAGGTATTTGCGCAGACTGTCCCTGAATTGCAGAAGATGATGCAGACAATTCAACAGCTCAAGCAGGGCAACACGCCTCCAATGACCCCAGAAGCACAGGTTTTGCTCCAGACAAGCATGGCAGAGACCCAACGCTTGACTGCAAAAGACCAAGCGGACAACCAATTGGCTGTTCAGAAGCTCCAAAACCAACAACAACTCGATGTTGCCAAGCTCACACAGAGCAAACAGCAGTTCGAGTCCGATCAACAGCTCGAGGTTGCGATGCAAACAGAGAAGAATCTCACCCAAGAGCGCATAGAGTCTGCAAGATTGACGCGAGACGCGGCAAAACTGCAACAAGAGCAGGTAAAAACTGCAACCGAGCTTCAACGTGAAGCACAAACCTACTTAGGAGGCTGAAATGGCTACATC